GTACTAAACTTAATTGCTCCATAAAACAACAGTCCCTCCTCTCGTAATATTTCCTCGAAAGGATATCTATGCGATAAACATGAGTTCAGTCTCACGATTAGAGGACTAACCGCCTACCGTACTTGGTAATGCCTTCGTGTGTTATTATAGCAAATTTAAAGTGTGGTAGTCAAGGGAGAAACCACCATATCTAGAAAAACTTTCTAAATATTTTTCTATATATAGTGAACGTTTTTATAGGGTTAATTATATATATGCTCTCTTTTTGTCACATTCTGCGATAAAAAATCAACTAATCCACTACTATCCAGTTGACCAGGTATTACTCTCCTATTTATAATGAAATCATCATAAATTTGGAGGTAATATATGGCAAGAGGTAGAAAATCTTATACATTGGATGAACAGCTTGAAAAGATGACAAATGAGATAGAGAATATGGAGAAATCTCTTAAAGAGATGAGACAAGCAAAGAAGGAACTAGAAGAACAGATTCGTCAGAACCGGTTGATTGAGTTGGATGATTTGATTTCGGCTAAAGGATTGAGTTTTGAAGAAGTAAAAGAGATGTTGGAGAAGTAATTAGTAAAGGCGTTGCTGAAAAGTAACGTCTTTAATCATATTGATAAAATATGATTAACTGAAAAAAGACATCAAACATGTGCTTGATATCTTTTTTCAGCTCCTTTTCATCGTATCTTCCTTTATCCTTTCGATTAAGCAATTGACTAGATTGCACGGAAAAAATAAGGTTGCTTCGACTTCTTGGCTTGATATAATTTGCTCTAAAAGTACTATATCATATAAATACAGTATTGTCAAGCAAATGTTTTCCCCGTCTGGATTGTTATATCTCAAGGACATATGCAGATATAGGATTTGTATTATAGTTTTGTGTAGCAGAAGTTAGTCACTCTTCTACCGTCCTATCTAATTCACAATGCCAAATGGGTACTTACACTTGTTTGAAACTAATTACTTGTTACTATCTTTTTTTGTTATCTCTGTAAATAGTGTATGCAAGTCCTAAAACCGCAATAATTACAGAAATAACAGAGCACGTTACTTCAAGCACTTTCGCTGCATACCTTATCTACCTACACTGCCACAGATGAGTATATTATATCATATTGTGGCAGATTTTGGTAGGAGAACTTTAGTTCTGCTAGAAATCACTCTTGCACGAATTACAATGCCACTGTTTTCCTATCTTAGAAGAACCCAAACCAAATAAGCCGGTTGATACGATTCTACTTCCAGTGGATATTTTCTTGATGTCAAATGATTTGCAGTATGGACATTGAATAGTGCTTTTGCCATTCATATAGTTTGAAAACTGTGCTTGACTCATTTCAGGAGTTTTCTTGTTCATTAAGTTTGTATCTGCATCATAGTTAATACTGAATTTTAGATTTTTAGAACCACATTTGGTGCATTTTTTCTCATATTCAGTTGATGTGTCAAATTCCAATAATTCGTTACAGCAATTGCATCTATACATATCTAAGTTAACAATCATTTTTATCATCCTCCTTTTAAAATAAATTATACTATTCCACAAAGTATAAGTCAACATAAGTACGATATTCAAAACAATAAAGGATGATATTAGTGGCGAAACTCAGTTGGCATCTGGACTATCACCTCTTTTTGATAAGATTAAAGAGGTAGGAAGTATCAAGGAATTCTTTAAAACTCCTGATATTGATTTAGATGTAATAGATGAATACAATCGAGTTATCGAAAAATCTGCGGATAAACAAGCAACATTAGCACAATTTACTCAGAATACAAATAAATCAACAGCAGACCTTATTCGTTCTGCAAATGGTGCTGTAATAAGCGAGACCCAAAAGGCTGCCGCATTAAAGGCTAGTACTGTTGCTGCAAAAGCACAAGCCGTAGCATTAAAAGGTGTAGCAATTGCTGGTAACATGTTGTTAGGCATTGGCGTATCAATGCTTATTAGTTCTGTTATTAAAGGTATTGATAATTACATTCACCGTATAGATAACGCCAGAGAAGCTATTACGGAAATTTCTTCTGAAATAAAAGAAGTGAATGATACATTTAATAATACGAGCAAAACAGTTTCAGATATTTCTAGACGTTTTGCCCAATTATCCCAAGGTGTTAATCAAATCACTGGGTCGAATAAATCTTTAAATACTGAAGAATATGAAGAGTTTTTATCTTTAAATAATCAGATTGCAGAACTCTTCCCTTCTCTTCCGAAGATTTATAACGAGAATGGGCAAGCAATTGTTCAGCTTACTGGTGATGTAGATGGCATTGTCGGTTCTTTGCAACACCTAGTAGATGTGGAACGTGATTTGGCAAACCAGCAACTCGCCGATAAAATGCCGGAGTTATTTTCTAATCTTAAGATTAGTTCTAAAGATTATGATAAAGACTTAACATACCTTCAAAACAAAAAAGATGCGATGACTAATGTTGTCGGAGATTTTAATAAAGATATGTTAAAGGCTGCTATCAACAGCAAAGAAACATTTAAGGTACATGGAGATAATGCTGCACAAATTGTAGAGTTATCAAAGTTGTATGACTATGCTTTTGAAGCCTTAGACATTAGCTTACTCAGAACTTCTCCAAACGAGTTTGCAGTTAACGGTTTGGATAAATACAAGATAATTGATTTACAGTCCTCAGAAGATATAGACGAAGAGATAGAACGTGCATTTAATTATGCCGTTGATAAGTATGGGGAAGAATACAACTTATCATATGATAAGGTGGTCTCTCAAATTACTACAATCAATAATAGTAAGAGTTCAGAATATGATAACTTCAAGCAATCCTTATTTGCATGGTTAAATACAAATTCTGGCTCCGGATATAGCATGATGACCGATAATCTTCAAGCAAGTATACAGACGATTATTGGATCTTTAGATTTTGGATCTCTGATGAAAGAGTATACTACGCCAGAAGAATTCCAAAACTATATTTTAAATCATATTGTATATCCAATTAGAGATGATGGCTCTGTGCAAGATGCAATCAACAGCTTATTTTCAACTGATTTCTCAAAGATGTCTTTTAAAGATGCTGATGCAATGGTAAATGAGTTAATTAACGTAATTGCAAAAGCATTAGATAGAGACCCATTAGAATTAAAAGTTTCTCTTGGATTTGGTAGTTACGAAGATATAAAATCTTCAATGGCTGATATTGCTAAAAGAAAAGTGAATGCACCTGACGGTTATTTCTTTGATTACAATCAAGAAGCAGAATATAATCGTATAAAGGATGAATTGCAAGAATATGCTCAACAATATTCTATTGATACACAAGAAGAAATCGCATTGTTTAATAAAGCAATGCAAGATGCAGAGGATAATGTTGAAAAAGCAATTGAGATTTATCTTGCTAAAAAAGAAGAAAATAGACAGCTTCTTATCACAGAAGAATCTCTCAAGCAAGCTAAAACCTACCGTGACGAACTCGGCAAGCTCTATGATGCTCTCGCACTACTCCGTTCCGGTAACGCTACCGCTTCTGACATTTATGGTTTTGTAGAGGAGTTTCCTGGATTATCTGAGTATGTTGGAGACCTTGACCTTCTCGAAGAGAAGATTCAGGAATTAGTCAATGAAAGACTTGTTTCATTAAGAGAGCAGTTTAATGGAGCTATAAGTGAAGAGGCGTTAAAACGTTTAGCTGAATACTCTGTAAAACAAGAAGCTGTTGTTAGTTCTATTGATGCTACCACGGATGCTCTTAACACACTTGTTTCTGCATATAAAAATGTCTCTGATGCAATGGAACAGTATAACCAAAGTGGATTTATTTCATTAGAGTTGCTTGAATCAATTATGTCTATGAAGCCAGAATATCTAGGATCTTTATTAGATGAATGGAATAATATAGAAAACGCAACCGATGCATATAAAGCTTATATGAAAGTTCGGTTGATGGACTATATTACAACCGCAAGACAGCAATCCAATGATGACCGTAGGGAATTTCAAGCACAGTTTCACGAAGATGGTGATAGGGATAAGTACGATAAAGCAGTAGAAGCTTCTATTGATGCTTTAGCTGCAAAAGAAAAGTTTGTAGTTGGTATATTAGAGAATTTTGATGAATGGTTTGGGAATTTAACATCTGCTACTTCTTCTACAGAAAACACCTTTGACTGGATTGAAGTAAAAATCAATAACATCAAAGAGGCTATTGAAGAACTCAAAGAGACCGCAGACGACCCATTTGTTTCTTGGGCTGATAGAGGTTCTGCGCTTCAAGATGTAATTGACCGTCTTGAAAGTGATAAAGCTGATTACTTAAAGGCGTATGATGCTTATGTAGCAGAGATGGGAAAAGTTGGTCTTGGTCAAAATTATATTGACCTAATTGCTGGCGATAAGGATAAATTCAATATTGATACCTTCAAGGATGACCCTAATTACGATAAGATTCAAAAGTATCAAGAGTTATATGAGAAGGCTCAAGAAGCAAAGAAACTTGCAGATGGTACGGAAGACGAATTAAATTCCGGCATCCAAGATAACTTCGACCTTATCATCTCCGAGTTTGATTCTAAGCTCTCTCACTATGAAAATACTGCGAATCTGATTGAATCTAAATTAGCAAATGCAGAATCTAAAGGTTATATTGCTACACAGCAGTATTATCAAACTTTAAGAGGTATTGAAGAAGCAAAAAGAGTTGAGCTAAAGAACCAGTTAGATGACCTCACACAAGCGTTTAATGAATCTGGATTAGAACCGGATTCTGAAGGGTGGTCTGAGCTTGTAAATAAGATTGAGGAAACAGAGCTTGCACTTCAAGAGTCTACCAATGCAATGCAAGATTTTAATAATGAAATCCGTCAGATAGATTGGGATTTATTTGATTTTGCTCGTGACCAAGAATCCAAACTTATGAACGAAGCCGACTTCATGATTGATTTACTTGACTCCGCTAAGATGTTTAGCGAAGCAAGTGAAATCACGGCTGAAGGCATGGCTACTATGGGACTTCATGCTCAGAACTACAATGCTTACCTTGAACAGTCTATTGATTATGCTAAAGAATTGGCACGTATTCAAGAAGAAGAATTGTCAGAAAATCCATATGATACAGATGCGTTAGAGAGATATAATTTGATGCTTGAGAAACGCCAAGAAAGCATACTTTCCGCTGAAGCAGAGAAGGAAGCTATCATCGACTTGGTGAGCGAGGGTATTGAGCTACAAAAAGAGAGTTTTGATGAACTTATAAGTCAATATACCGAAGCACTTGATATTCAAAAAGATTAAATAAATACATTTAGTCCGCTATATAACGAAAGTATATAGTGTATTGTTTTGAATTGCTGGAAACCCCTAAAGATATTTAAACTACAACATAGAGATGAAATATGCTCAAGTGTGAATGTTTGAAAATTAAATATATAGAAGACAGAACATCTAGTTTTACTAGGTGTTTTTATTTTGTCTAAAAATGGGAAATCAGCAGCCAAGTTCCGAACAGGAAAAGGTTCAACGACCAGAGCTGAAATGCTCGTAGAGGGAAGTCCCTCGAAGTGGAACACACCTAAGTTTGTATATATAAATATGGTGAATAATATGGTCTGCACTTTGGTGAAAGCCAAAGAAAATTTACTTCTGTTAAGGAGAAGTAAAATCTATAGGGTTTAACGAACCTTATAAATAAAAAATTGTTTAGAAAAACTCAAGATAAGGGGGTGAAATATGGGTAAAAGAAAAACACATGAAGAGTATGTAGGAGAATTAAAAATAAAAAATCCTAACGTTGAAGTTTTAGGAATATATATAAATAATTATACGCCTATATTACATTGTTGCAAAAAACATAATGTTAAGTGGAAAGCGTTTCCAGCTAGTATTTTACGGGGATGTGGGTGCAATGAATGCGGAAAAGAAAAAATAGGTTCTTCTCTTAGCAAGACGCATAAGCAATATGTAGAAGAATTGCATAATGTCAATTGTAATATTGTTGCTGTCGAAGAATATCGAGGCGCAAACACTCCAATATTACATAAATGTTTAATAGACGATTATGAATGGATGGCACGACCTGCGAATATTTTGTTTGGGAATGGTTGTCCAAAATGCGCAAATAAATATTCTATGACTCCTCAAGAATACAATGATAAATTAAAAGAAGTTAATCCAACTGTTGTTGCAATAGATGAGTTTATTAATATGAAAACTCCTATTGTACACCGTTGTTTAAAACATAATATACAATGGTTGGTAACTCCATCAAGCACGTTACAAGGTTGTGGATGTTGGGAGTGTGGAAAAGAAAAAATAGGTAATCTATTTAGAAGAACTCATGAAGAATATGTAAAAAAATTAGCAATAACTAATAAAGATATTATTGTTATTGAAGAATATATCAATGCAAATACTCCTATATTACATAAGTGTTTAATAGATGGTTGTGAATGGTGTGCAACTCCAGGACATATTCTTAGTGGTTGTGGTTGTCCTCAATGTTGTAAAAGTAAAGGTGAAAAAGAGATTGAGTCGTGGTTAAACAATAACGAAATTGAATATATACCTCAATATAGATTTACTGATTGTCGTGATAATAAACCTTTGCCTTTTGATTTTTATTTACCTATGTATAATTGTTGTATCGAATACGATGGTGGACAACATTATAGACCCATTGATTATTTTGGCGGACAAGAATCCTTTGAAATAACAGTAAAACATGACAATATGAAAAATGAATATTGTAAAAACAATGGTATACCTCTTCTTCGTATACCTTATTTTAAAAACATAGAAGAAGAATTGAACAATTTTTTATTTATTTAATATAGTAACATAATGGTTATATGATTATCAAAGAAAGAATGCACAACAAGTTAAAAAGATTAGTTCCTTACAGAAACAGCTTGCTGCCTATAGCAATGATACGTCTGACGAAGCTCGTGCAAAAGTTCAACAACTCAAAGTCCAGCTCAATGATGAGAAAGGTAATTTAGAGTCTGATAATTATGACAGATATATTTCCGATCAAAAAGAAATTTTATCTACTATTTCTGAGGATTACAATACAGCTTTAGATGCATATCTTGACGATACCGCAAAGGTAATATCTGACTCTATAGATGCTGCTAATAGAAATGCTTCTAGCATTGGTAAAACAGTAACCAAAGCAACCAATGATGTTGGCTATGATGTTAGATATGCTTGGAATGATGAAAAAGGAGTGCTTGCTACTGAATTTAGTGGTGTTAAGGAGAATATCCAAACCAGTAACGATGTTCTTGGTGATATTAAAGACAATACCACTGGACTTATAGACGCACAAAAAGCCGCAATCACAGAATCATTAAGTGGTTTAACTGATGAGAATAGTACCTTAAGCACAAGTATCAAGGGTATTCTTGAAGCTGTTCAAAGTATTGATGGAAAGATGAACGGTCTTGGTAGTGGAGCTAATAACTCTAACGGAGAAACCGGTGGCGAAAAAGATCCAATCCCTAAGCCTACTACTCCTACCGGTGGCAAAAAAGAACCTGAGTCACCTAAAGATGATGACAGCTTTAGTAAAGGCGCAGTTCTTAAGAATGTAACAGGTAAGTGGTACGCTTCTTCTGATGGAACTGGCGCGAGTGGTTCTACTACTCCAGAGAAAGGTGCAGATGAATGGGTAATTGATAAGATTAACGATGGTTCGAAATATCCTTATCACATTATGAGTTATAAGAATGGTAAATTCACCGGCTCTGGTTGGGTAAAGAAAAATCAGCTTGCGTATAAGAACGGTACGAAGAAAGTAGGTTATGATCAAGTTGCATGGACGCAAGAGAATGGATTGGAATACATTATCAGACCTTCTGATGGCGCTATTCTTCATCCGGTTGCACAAGGGGATATGGTTCTTAATGCCGAAGCATCTAAACGTCTTTGGGAAGTATCTAACAACCCTATGCAGTTTATTAAGGATAATATGTCTACATCAATTCCTAGCACACCTACTAATAATGGAAATAACAATGTTGAAAACAACATTCAGATGACCATCACTCTTCCGGGTGTATCAAATTATCAGGAATTTGTAACCAGATTACAATCTGATTCGAAATTTGAAAAGATGATTGTAGATGTAACATCCAGTGCATTAACCGGTAATAATTCATTGTCGAAATACAGACATAAGTTTTAAACGATTAAGAGCCTCGGAGAAATCTGAGGCTCTTAGTATTAAGGAGAGAAATATGAAAAAGGAAGATATTTTAAGAAAGCGAAACCTTCAATTGGTGCAAGAGGTCGAAGATTTAAAAACTGAATTGGAGCAATTAAAAGAAACAAATACCTCTTTAGAAACTAATATTTTAGTAGAGCATATTGAAAATATTAAAAACGAACTCTTCTCTTCCATTGAAGAAATTAACGAGTTGAAGGCAGAGTATCAATCTCTTATTGAAGAAATAAAAGAGTATCGTGATACTTTAAAGAATAATTAAGTTTACATACAACTACAATAACGGAGGTGAAAAACATGTTAGTAACTGATTTTGAATATGATGGTTTACTTTTGAGTGACTTTGGTTGTATTATGTGTTCTTTTGATTCTACTGGATTACAGACTGTAACCAATGGCTCAAATATTACATTTAATACATCTCCTGTTCTTAAAGGCACAAAACATGTATTAACAGATACGAAATATGATGAGTGTCTTACTGTTCCACCATTTCAGATCTGTAAAGATTTCTGTCTTTGTGAAACTCAGGAAGATACTTATTTTACTATAGAAGAACAAGCAAATTTAATGCGTTGGCTTAATAGGAAAGAGTTTTTGAAGTTCAAACTGGTTAAAGAAGGATATGAAAACATTTATTTCGAAGGAAGTTTTAATGTAAGTAAAATTATGTGGGGAGACAACTGTATTGGCATGGAATTATCTCTCACTACCAATAGACCGTTTGGTTTATATGAAGTGGTCAAGAAAACATTTAGAGCTACTGCTGCCAACCACATGGAGATTTTTAAAGATATCTCTGATGAAATAGGTTATATTTATCCCGATGTAGAAATCACATGCACTACTGCTGGAGATTTAGTAATTCATAATACCATTGAGAACCGTGATACAGTGATTAAAAATTGTACTGCTGGTGAGGTAATTACAATGAAATATCCGGTAATCTCCTCTTCTGTTTCATCTCATAAGATTCAGAATGACTTTAACTACAATTTCTTTAGAATAGCCAATACATATAGAGAAAAGGGAAATAAGATTACGTTCTCATTGCCATGTACAATGAAGATTTCTTATAACCCGGTACGAAAGGTAGGGATTTAAATGGGAATAAAATTGGACTTTGATTCACACGGTAACCCTCAAGCCCCTACCTTTGTATTAGCAACAAGAAATGGGACAAAGCTCGGTCAGATTAGTAATATTACCGATGAACGCTTAAAAGTTGGGATGAAAGACCCAGAGGGTTCTCTTACCGTACATAAGTATGAAGGTAAAGAGGTTATTCCTTATTGGGATGACATCAAGGATTTTAAACTTATGTGGTGTAAAGAATCTGATGTGTGGTTTGAGATTAAGATTAATTCTACCCTCTCCGATGAAATAACTAAGCAGGTATCTTTACAGAGACTAGGGGAAGCAGAATTATCTCAGATTAAAGTATATGGTATGGAAGTAAATACCGAGGATGATATTCTTCGAGATGATTATGTTCAGCCGACTTTATTTTACAATGAAGACAAGCCTACCGCTTCTCTCTTACATAGATTACTAGAGAAAGCACCGCATTATAGAATTAGACATGTTGATGAGCATTTAAAGGGTATTCAAAAGATTTTCTCGTTCAACGACAGGAGCTTAAAAGAATGCTTTGATGAGATTGAAGAATCTATGGACATCCTGTTTGTGTTCGAATCCAAGTCAAAAGAAGACGGAACACCTGACAGAACGATAGACGTATACGATCTTAAGAGTTATTGTAAGGACTGTGGTGCGAGGGGAAAGTTTGTAGATAAATGTTTAAATTGTTGTAGCGAAGACATCACTGAAGGATATGGTGTTGACACTACTATTTTTGTATCTCGTGAGGACTTGGGTAATGAGATTAACATTACAGTAAATGCTGATGAGGTAAAGAACTGTTACCGTCTCGAAGGCGGTGATGAATTAATGACTGCTACCATCCGTAACTGTAATCCGAATGGTACGTCCTATATTTGGGACTTTTCAGAAGTTACAAAGAGAGATATGGATGCCAGTCTGGTTGAACTGATTGAGAGATACAAAGAAGATTACAACTATTATAAGGATTCTTATGTATCAGACCTCTCTTCTGTTCCGGTATCTAGTTATAATGTCCTGGTTAATAAATACAACGCCACGAGCGAAGATTTAAAAGTGTCTAAGATTACAAGTCTTGTTGGTTACGCTCCTATTATGGAACACTACTATGACGCTATTGACCTTGCATTATATATTGAGTCCGGACTGTTACCAAATATTAATTTACAAGATACTAATGCCCAGACCGAAGCTGCAAAGCTCACTACTTCTGCTTTATCTCCAGTTGCCGTTGTATCCAAGAAGTATATTACATTAGCCAATGCATCTACCGCTGTATTGAATGCGGCTAAGATTGCATCTGACCCAAGATATCAGATTAAGGTGAACCAAGCAAGTCTTAATGGAACTACTTGGACAGGTAATTTTACGGTAACGAACTATAGTGATGAGAAGGATACTTATGTATCTCCTACTATCAATGTAACGGTAAATGATGATTATACGAAATACATTGACCAAAAGCTTAAGAAGACTTTGTATAATAATACCAGAGGTAAATATGGAAGTATCACTCAGATGATAGATATGAATGTATCTACTTTCCAGAGTGAATTGAATAAGTATAATCTTACAGCTCTTAAATCATTTAATACTTGCTTTACAGAGTGTGTGAAGCTGCTTAGTGAACAGGGTATTGATAAGGAAGATGCAGATTTATATAACTCTGTGTATTTGCCAGTATATAACAAGATTGGTTATATTCAAGCCGAGATTGCAGAACGTGAAAATGAACTGGCAGTAGTAAACAATGTACAATCTAAGCTTTTAACTCTGAAACAATATATAAATGATAAGTTGAATTTAGAAAAGTATCTCGGTACTGATAATTGGCTAGACTTCTGTGCTTACCGCAGAGAAGAAACTTTCTCTAACGGTAATTATATATCTGATTATCTGAGTAATAAAGAACTCTTCTCTCGTGCGGAAGAATTTACAGAAATGGCTGAGTACGAAATAAGCAAAGCTTCTAATTATAAGAATGAAATCTCTTCTACTCTGAGAAATTTACTTACTGTAAAAGAGTTTGCACCATTGGTTGATTATTTTGAATGTGGTAACTGGATTAGAGTTATTGATGACGATGGAGAAGTTTATAAGCTTCGATTGATTGATTATGAAGTGAATTTTGAAAATCTCAACTCTCTCACCGTTACATTTAGTGATGTGGTAAGAACTATTGATGGCTTAGAACCAGTACGAGAAATTCTTGTAAAGAGTTCTGATATCATCAATAACTATAACGCCGCATTGAATAAGACTAATAGTAATTTTGAATCAATCAATGATAGTATGTCTGATATGATAACTGATTCAATGATTAATTCCGACCTCATCTTCGATTCTTCCGACGATTTAAAGGAAGATATTACGGAAACTGTTGTAAGAATAGATAAGACGGATACTTCTCTTCGCTTATATGTCGGAGAGGTGCAGACCGGATTAAGTTCTCAGATAGAATTGACTGCAAGGCAAATTAGATCTGAAGTAAGTGATTTAAATAATTCATTATCTTCTCAGATTACACAAACTGCAAGTAGTATTAGACAAGAAGTAAATGATAGTGTTAACGGATTAAGTGCACAGATAGCGTTAAAGATTGATAAGAGTAAACTCGCTTCAGAGATAAATCTTATTGCTGATAATATTGTGTTATCTGGTAATACGACTTTTACAAACGGTAGTAAAATACAGACATTGATTTCCAATGCACAATCTACTGCCAACTCCGCAGTATCGGCTGCTAGTTCTGCACAATCAACTGCAAATTCCGCTAGTTCTAGTGCTAGTTCGGTGTCTAGTGCTTTAGCCGCATATAAAAAAGATTGTGAGGATGGTAAAACAACCATTAGTGGTGGGTGTATTACTACTGGACTTATATCTGCAAAATGTATAAGTGCTGATTATTTTACCACACAAGCGGAAAATGGCTCTGCTGGTTGGACGATAAAAAAACATTCTAGTGCCGATGACGCTTCTTATATTTGTGGTAATAACGCAATAAGTAATAATGTAGTCTTGAAAACTGGTGGTGATGTAGCATTTGCTTGCGGGCTTCCTACAAGTTATTATCCAGGTGTTTCAACCACTGGAGCGAAAGCTAGAATTTGGCATGATGGCTCAGTTGATTGTACTGGTGTTAGTTGTGGTGGAGAAATAATAAGTAGTTCATTAATTGCTGCTAATATTTATGTTGGTACGGAATATAGTTATTCACCAGTTGCTACTACTTCATATGTAATTAATAATTTTGCAAAGAAATCAGATATACCTACGTATTCTATTCCAGATACAAGTCAGATTACTCCATCATTAACATCATCTGGAAATATTGACTTTGCAGGAAGCACAAATGCCGCAAGCGTAACTTATGTTCAGAATAACTTTGCTAGACAATCGGCACTTGAAGCTCTTGAAAGAAGAGTGGATGCGTTAGGGGGCTGATTATTTGTTTTTCAGATCAGATTTTGTAGGATTAAAAGGAGATTTTTATGAATTTACAAATTAGAGAATTCGAACAAGCAATTATAAGATTTATTAATCAATCTGACCTTCCAATGGAGGTAATACGTTTGGCAATTAAAGATGTATTTTATCAGGTTGATAATCTTGCTAATGCTGCTATTGATATGGAAATTCAACAGAAAAAAGAGCAAGAAGCTCAAGAAAATTTAGATGAAACGAATGATACACAAAATCAAGGAGAGGCTACTGAATAAGTAGCTTCTTCTTTTCATTATTAGAAAGGGGGAAAGTTATGTTTAATTGTTCATGTTATGATATACATGGGAATACAATCAATGGCTTAACTCAATGGGACTTAAACCAAACTATTTATATAGAAGGACATGGTTTTACTACCCCACCAGAAATCCATTTTTGTAATAAAAATTCCGAAAAAGCTTTGATGGTTATGTCTGAAATTGAAGACGAGCTGTTAAAAGTAACAATTCCTAACCAATTACTTATCGAGCCTTATACCATTACATTATATGTTTATATGGTAAACGGCGAAGATAAAAAGACAGTCGAATATACTCAGATTCCGGTCAAGGCTAGACCTATGCCAAGTAGCTTTGAGTATGTTGATAATATAGAAATTATTGCGTTGAACGAGCTTGCTGAGGAAATTAGAGCATTAAACGCACAGATTGCTTCAGCCGAAGAAGAAAGAGTCACTGCTGAGTTAGCACGTTTCGAAGCCGAAGAAATCAGAATTGAAAATGAGAATGTTCGTATCGAGAACGAGGAAGCGAGACAGACAGCAGAGACTACTAGAGCAGAGAATGAAGAAGCTCGTGTAGAGACTGAAGCTAATAGAGTTGAAGCAGAAGCCTTAAGAGTTGAAGCAGAAACAGCTCGTGCTGAAGCAGAAACTATCAGAAACGAAGCAGAACAAATTAGAATAGAAAATGAAGATTCTCGTATTCTTGCTGAAAATGAAAGAATTACTGCTGAAATTACTCGTGAGACTAATGAAACAAACAGAGTTCAAACCGAAACCATGAGAGAAGAAAATGAAGCAGAAAGAATCTCTGCCGAAGAAACAAGAATCGAAGCTGAAGAATCAAGAGTTACTGCTGAGACTGAGAGAGATACTGCGGAACAAACTAGAATTGAAAATGAGGAAACTCGTATTGCTTCTGAGACAGAAAGACGGAATAAAGAGACTGTACGTATCGAAGCAGAGACATTGCGTACTGATGCTGAGACTGCTAGATTAGAAGCGGAGGAAGTTCGTGTAGAAAATGAAGATGCACGTATTGAAGCTGAAACTGCTAGAGATGAAGCTGAAACTCTGAGAGCTTCTAATGAAGAAACAAGAGTTGAAAATGAGGATGCGAGAGTTGAAGCAGAAACAAATAGAAATGAAGCTGAAGCTATTCGTGTAGAGAATGAAGAAACAAGACAAGCACAAGAAGAAGCAAGAGAGACTGCTTCTGCTACTGCTGTTGAGAATGCTGAAAAAGCAACTGATAGAGCCAATCTTGCTGCTGAAGCTTGCGAGAATATTGTAGCTGGCACAGGATTTATTTCTATTACTGAAAAGGGGATTCCAGGCGGTCTTGCTACTCTTGACGATACTGGTAAAGTTCCTTTAGAACAACTTCCAGAAGGTATTGGTGGAGATGTAGTTCCAGAGGGTGTTACTTATATTAATTTTGATGCACCGGATGGTGAAGAAGTTGGAGACATTTTACCGGTAGATGCTGATACATTATCTGGTTATGGAATTGATCATTTTGCAACTTCTGATGAAGTGAACTTAAAGGCAGATGGTCTTACTTATAGTAATAGTGTATTAAGCTTGATGAGTGGTGACGAGGAACTTGCAAGCGTAACTATTGTTGGCGGTTCTGGTTCTGGTGGTGGAGATGTTATTTTACCAAATAATGTGCTCTCTGCTTCTGATATGAGTGCTGCCGATATTGACACTCCAAACTTAGACGCTAGTACATTGGGTGGGCACGAACCTGATTATTTTGCTACCAAGGAAGATTTAGAAAATCTTGGCTCTTCTACTGAGCTTAACAACATCATCAACGGCACAACCCAAGTCGGCAACGCCAAAACCCTTGACGGACACGAAGCGGAATATTTTTTTCAGAAGTCGGGTGGTGTTATTGACGGAGATGTTACGGTAGAAAAAGAAAACGGTCAAGTTGCGTTTTCTTTTAAAAACGGAAACCGAGAAATGGTGATTGTAGTAACCGAAAGCGGAACGTGCGGAGTGCTTGACCAAACAAATAAGGTTTGGCTGTGGAACTCCGAATTAAACGGTACAACCAAGTTTTACGGTACGGCAAGCGGAAATTTACCGCTTAGTGGTGGAGGTACAGTGTCAAAGGCTGGTCGCTCTCCTATTGACCTTAAAAGCACAAATTCAAATAATGTTACAACGCTTTATAGTGGACAAGATGGAACGCTTGGTGAGTTAGGCTTTATTGGCGCAAACAATCCAACTTTCCGAAATACTAGCGGAGCAAACAACACCCTTCTCCACACTGGCAATATGGCAAGTCATGTATTACCCATTAACGGCGACACTTTAAATGAGGGAAAAAGCGTATACGAAAAAGTAAACGGTAACGCTTCAAATGCGGTGTGGAACGGTTATCGTAATAATGATGGAACGGTGTTCGGTGGAATAGGCGCCTTTGCTTCAAACGGTAAAGTACAGCATATTTTTATAGGTGCAGATGGTGAAACTTCTTACCGTAAGGCAAGCGGTTTGAGTATAACAAAAGATGCTATACAGTGGAAGGAAAAAGACCTTCTCCACACTGGCAACGTAGAAAACTACGCTGCAACCGTAGAAGAAGGCACGTTTACTTTATCAGTTACTCACGAAGGTGCAACTTATACACTCTCAGGGTATAAATATATAAAAATAGGAAAGCTTGTATATCTATACGGAAAAAGTAAAGGCGATTCGTATGTATATTTGAAACCATCAGATACTACTTCTGCGTTCTATCTTACTTTTAGTGGTATTCCTTTTGCATTTTCTAGTGAACATCAATCATTATCCAATTTGTTTTTTGGTAAAATAGCTTCGGCTGCACCTCTCGATGCCTTTATTGGGAAAGACACCAACTATATGTATTCTTTTACAGAAGGTGGCTCATCTTTTACAATTAATGCAAATGATATGAAATCAGAAGGATTTGTAATGTCTCAAGCCTATAACTACCCAATAAGTATGTTATATGTAACAAATGACTAAGAATGATAAAATAATAATTTAACCCGGAGAGCTTGTGTTGATTACACAAGCTCTCTTTTAACATAAGAAAGGAGTAATGCATGAGCATAAAAGGATATACAAGAGGCATACCTACGTATACCACTACTGAAGGCGATACATACGGTATGCTATGCGAAACAAAAGAAAAATGTATTACTGATGACGATGGCATATCTCTTGAGAGTAAGCTGTCAGATATAAAAAGACAAATTGAAGAAGGCGTCTCTAATAATGGTGGAGACGCTGATACGTTGGGTGGTCATAGTGCTGATTATTTTGCCACGGCAGATGACCTTTTAACGGTTGATGCCAAAACCCTTGACGGACACGGAGCGGAGTATTTTGCAAGCGCAGAAGAACTCGAACGCCTTACAGTTACACGTTATATCGGTTATAGCGAAGATGAAATAAACACTATTTATGAATCACTTAATACCAATGCGACAAATGGAGAATGGTATAGAGCGAGAGTACATCACGATATAGCTCATTCTGTTTTAGGCGGTGGAACGTGGTATGTAGAGGGTTACAAACAGAGTAACACATACGCTTGGCAGAAAATAACGTGCTATAAACCAAAAGGGGCAAGGACTTATGGTCGTTCACTTAATGGTAGTACAACATGGTCGGAATGGACGGAAGATTTTACCACGGCTGGTGGTACGATTAACGGAAATACCTATGTAAAGCAAAGTGGCAGTGCTTCCGCACAGTTTGGTGTCGGAAACGATACAAACGAAGTCAAGTTTGGTGTTTCGGGTGACGGTTTCACTTATTTTCAAGATGCTTTCGGAAACTTCATTGTAAGAAAGGCAGACGGCACGAGCACTTTTAACGGTACGGCAAGCGGAAATTTACCTAAGAGCGGCGGTACCATTGATGGTGGATTGTCGATAAAAACAAAGTATACACATAGTTATTTTGGTGAACACATCTATGAAACTAAATTTAATGAATCTAGTGTAAGTTTATTAAACGGAATTATCACCGCAGGTGGTAGTATTGGTGGTAATAAAGGATCTTTAATAATTGACGGCGCAAACACTACTTTTAAATCTTATGTGACATTCGACTATAATCAGATTGGTTTTAAAAAGGCACCTGAAATATTGGGTACAAACGGTACAGTTACGCTAGCAACTACAGAAACTGGTACATTTGATTTGACGTTTACATATAATAGTGTATCATATACGCTTTCTGGGTATAATTATTTGAAAGTAGGAAAATTTGTGATGCTGTACGGTAGCTATGATTGGGCGGGGGATACTATAACCAAATCGGGTGGTACCGATATAACATTATCTGGATTACCATTTCCGATATATTCACCAAATCAATTACACCCTGGTTACTTTATGTTTGCAACTGAATCTGTAAATGCACCAATACAACCTATAAATATAGGTACCAATAAAGTTTATGAAGTTTCTACCAATTCATTTAGTATTAGACAGGAGATAACATTCAAGCCAAATTATACATATTCTTTATTAGCAATGTATATAACGCAGTAAGGAAAGGAGATGAATAACTTATGGAAACATATAAAAAGAAATTAGTAACTATGCTTACTGCTGAAACTGTAAGTATCCTAACTCAACAGGTATATGATGAAGAAGTAACTGAAACCATATACGAAACACAGACTGTGACTGAGACAGAAACTGTCTTTGAAAAACAAACTGTTGAAGAAAATGGTGAAACTAAAGAAATTGAAGTTCCTGTTGAGAAAGAAGTTACAAAAGAAGTTCAAGTACCAAAGGAAGTCACTATAACAAAACAAGTCCAAGTCGGTAGCAATCATCGTTGTGCTTATTCTAATACAATAAGTGGACGGAACGCTCTTGTTGAAAAAGAGCCAGAACACATTGTTGCAGAAGTAATGGCAGTTTGGGGTTATGAACCAACTATAGAAGAGCCAGAGTTCGATGATACTTATGTTCCGGAACCGACTTTAAATGATATTGTCAACATTATGTTAGGATTGGAGGGATAATATGGATAAGTTACAGATGGCAGAACAGTTTCGCAAAGCGTTACAGTTATTTATCCGTTCTTTATCTGATGAAGAAGCAATGGAAGTAGCTACTGTTTACCCGAAGTATGAAGTGGGAAAAAGCTATAAGCCAGATGACATTTTTAGTTATGGTGAAAACGGTGTAGGTGATCCTCAGTTGTATAGAGTAGAAATAGAGCATGTAAGTCAAGCAGATTGGATTCCGAGTGAGAATCGTACATTGTATACACCAATTGGCTTAACTGATGCTGGATATCCGATTTGGAGTAAGCCTACTGGTGGACATGATGCCTATGCAAATGGAGACATTGTAGAGTTTGAGGGAGAGCTTTATAAATCTATTATTGATGGAAATGTTTGGTCTCCTATTGAATATCCGCAAGGTTGGGAAAAGGTTGAAGCATAACTGAATAAAATAGTATTTTGATAGAGGGCATCTACTGCCCTCTTCCATTTTTATGAAAGGAGAAGACAATAATGCAAGCAAAAATTGAAACATTAAAGGCGAAAAACGCTGATGACGAAGAATACCTTGTCTATCCTAGAACTTTAACAAGATGTGTTGTTGACGAAGAAGGCAATAATATTGATATTATATTAGAAAATATGGTGTCTGATATTACTGAAGGCACTTTGGATATAAACAGTGATAAGCCTATTTCTAACGGTGCTGTAGCAACAGAGTTGAATAATATCAATGACAGACTAGATAATGCTACTGCGTCTCAGACTGTAGATGTTACTGTTAAGGCTTCTGATTGGCAAGGAGAATCTGCACCATATCATAATACTTTTAGTGTGGTTGGTGTTACTGATACAACTGATGTAATTGTAATTCCAAAAACAGTATTAACAGTAGAACAAGAAAAGGCAATGTCAAAAGCAAAAATTCTTACAGGGCATCAAGGATATAACAACGTTGGTTTGTTTGCATATGGCAAGAAACCTACTATTGATTTACCTATCACTGTAATAATTAAGGGGGTGTAATATGTCAGTAATAATTAGATTGCCTCAAGGTGGTGGTTCTGATACTGATATGGTTACTGCTACCTCGGAAGATATTTTATTAGATAAGGTTGGTGTTGATACAGAAGGTGAGCCGATTACTGGTACTATGCCTAATAACGGTGCTGTATCGCAATCCTTAAACGCTGGTGGTTCTTATACTATACCAAAGGGTTATCACGATGGTACTGGAAAAGTTACTGCGAATAGTTTAGCGAGCCAGACTCAAGCAACTGCTACTGCTAGTAATATTTTAAAAGATAAAACTGCATATGTAAGTGGTACAAAAATAACGGGTACTATGGTAGATAATGGTGCAGTAAGTGCTTCTATAAACGCTGGTGGTTCATATACAATTCCAGCGGGATACCATAACGGTTCTGGTAAAATTACCGGTAATAGCCTTGCAAGTCAAACTGATGGTACTGCTACTGCATCTCAGATTTTAACTGGACAGACCGCTTATGTAGATGGTGTTAAAGTAACTGGTACTATGGCTAACCAAGGTACAAAAACATCTTCATTAAACGCCGGAGGTTCTTACACTATACCCGCTGGATATCATAATGGTAGCGGCAAGATTACAGCTAATAGTTTAGCTAGTCAAACTGATGCAACCGCTACGGCTGCTCAGATTCTTAGTGGACAAACTGCATGGGTTAAAGGTACGAAACTTACTGGTTCTATGACTAGTAGAGGAGCTGTTACTATTACGCCTAGTACCTCAAACCAGACTATTGCGGCAGGTTATCATAATGGTTCTGGTTATGTAGTTGGAGATTCTGATTTGGTAGCTGGTAATATTAAAAAGGGTATAAATATTTTTGGTGTTGCTGGTACATATGAAGGAGCTGGAACTGGTAAATATTTAAAATATACAGAAACCTTAAGTCTTACTACTAGCGATACTACTAATCCTGATTATAATAATAGACCTCTCCAATTATATAATGCAAAAGTTACATTACCGGGTGGTTCTAGTAGTAGTGCAAGTTTTGTAAATTCTGCAACAGCATATTTTGCCATTGTGAATGTTATTTTTACAAAAGACATGGTAAGTTATTCTGGTACTGGTGTAGCTGGAAACAAACAAACTATAAAGGTTGGTACAAAATATTTTATAAGATATCAAGATGGCAAGATGTATATCTATGCCAATTTTAGAGCCAGTAAAAGTGGAGTAGTTCCTGGAGATGCGAGTACTGAAACAAATATAAGCAGTACAATCAATACAGATGGTTATGGCTATGGATGGAACTGGAACGGGAGAAATGGTGCTACATGCGAACCATATCTTTTGGCTACTGTTAGTGGAAGAACCACTACTCGTACTGCTACTACATATGGAACAAGTTATACTCCATATAAAAATGAAATTTCTAATGTAAGTGCTATTGCGCAATATGAAATTTATGCATACTAATGAGACGAAAGGAGAATTTAAATGAAAACTTTAGTAATTTATGATTCTGATGGAAGAATATATTATCAAGTTTCTGGTGATTATGAGCTTCCGGGAGACGGTGTTCAATATTTAGAAGCAGACATCAATCCAAATTTGGATGTAATTAGAGCGGTTGATACTTCTGTAACACCTCACTCTCCTATTCTTATTCCTTTGATTGCTTTAAACTCAACACTGGAAGATTATAAAACAAGAATGATTGCCGAGTTAGAATATAATTTTGAGAACTATTTAAACAATAATCCAATTGAATCTAATTGTCATGGTGGTGTTCCGGCGTTGTATACCATAACTAAGGAAAAGCAGTCTTTGCTTATACAAGAAATCATGCTTGCAGAAAGAAGTAAGTCTCTTGGTGTTGAGTATACCCCATCATGGAATGTACATCAATGTGCTGCGACCCAAGACTGGACGCTCGAAGAGTTATATCAATTAAGTTTTGAGATTTCAAACTTTGTTAAACCATTGGTCGCTGAGGAGCAAAGCATTGATTTTGAAATTCGTAACGCAGAAACTTTTGACGAATTATTGACAATAGACATAACCTTCGAATAAGAATTGAGGTGAATAACTATGGTAGAAAACATTAAAATAAGTGTTGTCATACCGGTTTATAATAATTCTGAAACCATAGAGAGATGCTTGGATTCAATATATTGTCAAACGTATAAAAATTATGAATGTATATTAGCAGATGATTGTTCTGATGTAGATTATTCTTATTTACAAGAAAAATATCCGTCATTAATAATTGTTCGATTACCAAAAAACTCAGGAGCTGGTGTAGCAAGACAGTATGCTTTAGACAATACTGTTACTGGCGACTGGGTTATTTTTGTTGATTCTGATGATGAGTTATATAGCAGACTGGTTTTATCTAGTTTTGTTCATGTTATTAAGAGAAATCCTAGATTGAATTGTGTAAAAGGTAGATATATATATAATGATGAACCTTATTATGAACATATGCGAAACATGGTTGTATTACATGGTATCTTTTATAATATTAAATTCTTAAAAGATAACAATATAAGATTCCATGATACGTTGAGATACCATGAAGACGTATATTTCAATACATTATGTAGATATATATCTGAAAAAAAATATGGAGACTCTTTTATTCGGCATGTGGATACTTATTATTATAGACAGAATGTAACAAAAGGATCTGTTACACAAAGACTCTATAATAATTTAGGATATTTTGAAGCGAATCTTAAATACGAAGTAGATATGTATTTGGATGCAGTAAATAGATTAACAGACATTGTTTCCATTGAAGAAAAGAAGAAAATTCTTATGATTCCAGTATACAATTCTTTTTCATTGTTTTATAACTTGATTGATAAAAAGGACAAGCATATTAGAGAAATGAATATGATAAAAGAATTGGCAAGAGTTTTTATAAGATTGGAAGAAGAGTTTGGGTTAAATAAAAAACAAGATATTTTGGATTTATTCCATAAGGTGGAGAATAAGCCTGTTGTGACTAATATATCAAGTATAGTCCATTCTGCAAATGGAGAATCCGTGCAAGAAACATATTTAGAAAAGATTTGGTCTATGTATTTGTTCTATATGAACGGTAATCCAATTAAGAAAACCGAATGTGGCAACTCTCCTCTTTTAAGTATTGTTTGCCCAGTGTACAACTCCAAAGGAATTATTCGAAACACATTAGATAAGCTGTATACAAATATAAATGCAGATTTGTGTGAAGTAATTCTTGTAAATGATTGTTCGCCGGATGGAGATTATGATTATTTAAAGGAAAGTTACAAGAATTTAATTGTTGTAAATAATAGTTATAATATGGGTTATGCATGTTCTCGTCAAACTGGTGTTGATGTTGCAACTGGTAAATGGCTATTATTCCTTGACCATGATGACGAAATAACCGATGCGTTAATGCCTACTTTGATAAAATTAGAATACTCCGATATGCCGTATCAATTACTGCATCTCGGAGTAAAGTTTTCTTATGTGAACAAAAAGAAGGATTACATTATTACAAGTGCTAATCCAGATTTGTTTCATGGAACTGTTTTTAATTTGAATTACATCAAAAATTTTGGTTTGAAATTCTTGCCGGAATTAAAATCTTCGGAAGATGTTTATTTCCATAGAACGATATATTCTTCTTTACAAGATAAATATTCCTTCTTAATTTTTAAAGATTATGATACTTGTATTTATATTTGGAATATTACTGGAGACAATCAAACCTCGATTATGAAAAATAATCGTTGTTGGATGGAAGAAAATTATAATGATCATGTTCGAGCATATATCTCGGCTCTAAATTTCAATAAAGATATTTCTTTAGAATACAAGATAAAAATATTATATCGTCTGTATTTTGAAGCATTGACTTTGAGTGATATTTGGAGCAAATATTCTTATAATTTTAGAACAGAAATATATGATGATATCCAGTTGATTACTGCTGAGTTGTACAAGTGTGGAGTAAAATCTGAAACCATTATTGACAACATGAAGCATAATATGGACGAAATAATAGCTGGTATTGCAAACGCTATTCCACTTCAACTTTGTAATATAGTTGATAGAACTAATTTAAAAAGTGCATCAAAGAGTGAGTATGTAATAGATAGAACTATTAATAAAAAACTAATTGAGTTGGCACAAGAACAAATGAAACTTTATGAAACCACGCTATAAGGAGGTGATAATATGGCAAGAATTACTGTAAAACCAACAGACACAATGACTACTATTCAGAATGCTTTGAATAAATATGATGTTATTACGTTTCAGAAAGGTACTTACAAGATTACTAAGACCTTATCTATTCCTTCAAATAGAACTATATATATGGATGGTGCTGTACTTAGAAGACACTGTAGTAAACCTGTATTTATGACCGCAGCTAACGAGAAAACTACCGGATACTTTGGTGCTTATAATATCAAAGTAATTGGTGGCACTATTGAAGGTATGAATGGTTCTAGTTACAAGTATACATCAAGTAACATGTTCCTACTCTTCCATTCTAGCAATGTAACTATATCTAATGTTACTTTCTTAGATATTACCGGAAGTCATGCAATTGATATTGGTGGTTGCAAAGATACAAACATTATAGGGTGTAAGTTCCTCGGATATTGTACCAACAATAAAGATTTCAGAGAATCTATTCAGATTGATTATGCTTATGAAGAAGGTATTCCATATTTCAAAGAAGGCTCTGCTTGTTACGATGATACGCATTGTGAAGGGGTAAACATCATCGGATGCGAGTTCGACAAGTCCCCTACATATAAATCTCAATATATTGCAATCGGTACTCATGCCCAAACTTCTACGGCTAATTACCACAAAAACATTAATATCAAATACAATAAAGCTAATGGCAATGGTATCTCTCCGAAGTCACATGGCTTCTTTGTAAGATTGGTAAATATGAGAAATGTAAATATTATTGGGAATGTGGTGAATAACTATGGACGTTTCGTATTGATTGATAGTACACCAAGCACCTCTGCTAAGAATAAAGGGTGTAGGGATGTGCTAATTGATAGCAATGTGATTCTAGACTCCAATGATAAATTTAAGGCAAGCAGTATATATGTGAATGCTACTACCACTAATAAAGCCGTAAACATCACTATTTCGAATAATGTATTTGACAAGGATGGGGCAACTTCATTCAAGAATTGTACCAATTTGATTCAGAAAAATAATGTTGCAAAATAGGAGGCGGATATATGGCTAAAAAGAAGAAAAAGACGCAGACCCAAATAAAGAAGAAGCTGGAGTTTAGCAAGGTTATTTTTGTTTGCACTGCCATTTTATTTACTTTGGTCGTTATTGGATCTTTTGCTTTAATGTGGCATGTTGGAAGCACAGAAGCTTTAATATGCTTGATTTCTACCACCGGTGCAATGGTTACCACAGGAATTGCATTTTATTATACTAAAGCAAAAGCCGAAAATCTTTTGCGTATAAGAAAAGAACATAATCTAACGATTCAGGAAGCAAAATCTGTTATTAACGCAGATTCTTCTTCTAGTGATGATATAACTTACGGCGAAGAAATGTAATATGTAATGGCAACCTATTATGAGTTAAGGGCAACGTTTCTCTAATCTTTTGGAGGAAGATAAACTTCATAATAGGTTGTTTTTCTTTGGTATGAGTTTATTATACACCAAATATTTAATGAATGAAAGGAGTAAATTATGGATATTTTTTTGAACGGTGTTAAGAATTTTTTACAAATGATTAATGATAATTGGACAACTATCTTAGTAATTGCCGGTTTGGTGGTTGCTATTGTTAAGAAGACAAAAGATTGGATGGCTAAATCTGAAGAAGAAAAGATTGCTATTGCGAAGGAACAGATTAGTAATACTGTGCTGAAACTTATCACAAGTGCCGAATTGGAGTTTGGTGATTGGTCGAAAGCGGGTAGCATTAAGCGCAGCCAAGTTATTGATGAGATTTATACAAAGTATCCAATTCTCTCTAAGGTTGCAGACCAAGACGAGTTGATTACCTTTATTGACGAGGCAATTGATAATGCTCTTAAGACGCTTAGAGATGTTGTAGAACAGAATAAGGTTGTGGAGTAGGTTTATATATAAGTAACTCAATGTAACGTATGAAAGGAAGTGAGGACAATGGCAATAAGAATTTCACATGCAGTTTGTAGCGAAAATAACAGCAAATATGGGAAATTAGGAGATCAAACTACAAAAGAAGTAAGATTGGATAATTGGTATAATGATGGATGGAACGTTGTACTTAGACCAAAAGATAAGACTAGGGCGGAAAGAATCGCAACTGCTATGGAGCAAGCTGCCAAAAACGATAAGGTAGGATATACACAATCTCAAAGGGCTACGCTTTACACTGAGGCATTAAAGGTTGGGTTTGATATTAGTAAAATTAAAACTGCTTGTGGTTGTGATTGCAGTTCTCTTGTGGCTGTTGCTGTTAACGCTTCGGGTATCACTGTATCAAAAGATATTTATACCGGCAATATGGTTAAGGCTCTTGTAGCTACCGGTGAATTTGAAAAGTTTACAGCAAAACAATACTTAAAAGAAGATTCTTATCTTAAACGTGGAGACATCCTTGTGCATGAAGGAAGTCATACTGCTGTTGTTTTAACTGATGGAGATAAAGCTAAGAAAGATTATGATTATGAGGATGTAGACAACTATGTATCTGTTACTGCTTTTTGGCTCAATGTACGTTCTGAGGAGAATTCTAAGAGCAAGATTATTAAAGCTTTGAAGAAAGGAACAATGGTGCATATAACCAAAAAGAAAGGTGATTGGGGATATAGCTCAGAACATAAAGGATGGTTGAATTTAACTTATACAAAAAAAGATACAGTGCAACCAGTATCTCCATATGTGGCTTATACTATAACAACTGTAAACTTTAGAACAGAACCAAATAGTTCGTCTACAAAGACCGTAATTACAAAATTTAATAGGGGTCAGTACTTATTAATTACACAGACAAGAAATGATGGTTGGGTGTATGGAAAGACTAATATTAATGGGATTGTAAAATGTGGATGGATTTTTAAAGATTATCTGAGTAAAGTTGAGTATAATAGTTTACGTAGGCGTAGAGTAACTGATGCAACAGGTCTAAACATTCGTAGTGCAGATAATAATAAGGCATCTCTTTTAAAGACGATTCCTTACAACAAGGAATTTTATGTCATTGAGGATAGCTCTAGTTGGGGTCTCGTAGTTTATGAAGATACCATAGGATATAGTCATTTATCCAATAGTTATTCTGAGAAGACTTTTGATTTTTAGTATCTCTATAGATATAATATTTAAGGGTAAGAGAATTTAATCTCTTACCCTTATTTTTTACGATTTTTGAAAACTTGTAAAAATGTATTTTTGGTGTAAATTGGTGTAAAGCATAAATACACTTTTATAGGTTCTCAAAAATATTATCAAGACTCTTTTCAACTAAATAAAATGGTGTAAATTTGGTGTAAATATCGAGCTGTGTGTTTTAAGATTGGCTTAAAATAAGGGTTTAGGATAAAACGGATGACTTCCGAATTGAGTTAACAAACAAATCAATATATCCTCGCATATCTCCGCATATGTTGATTTTAAAGGGTTTCTTATAATTCAACACTCTACATAACTTGGCATATCTACGCATATCTTTTAAAAATTTGGTGTAAATTTTGGTGTAAATGGTGTATTTTTTTGGAAGGCTTGGTGTAAATCATCCGACACCCCTCATTACTCTGAAAAACTCCTCATTTACAAAATCATCCTCTACGCTAATATACACTCTTGCTGTGGTATTATAAGAACCATGTCCAACAATCTTCTGTAATGCATGAGGGCTGATATTAAGTTCTGCCAATCTACTACAGAAGGTATGACGACAAGTATGACAAGTCACATTTGGAAGCTTGTCTTCGTGAGTATTGTTATAGCTTCTTGTAACTCTCTTTGCGTACTCATTCAATCTCGCTGGTAAAACCGGTAAACCGCTTCTTGTGTGAATGACAAATCCAGAATACCCATCAACTTCCGTCTTAAACTTATAGGCATCAAAATATGTTTCCGCCTTTAAATCTTTTAACAGTTCATATAAATCATCTGATATAGGAACTCTTCTAACACCTGCTTCTGTTTTGGTCGTATCAATATGATAGGTTGTTCTGCTTTTGTCATCCCCTAAAATAAACTGATGATCAACATTGATATATCTTTCTTTAAGATTAATATCATCCCATGTTAATCCAGTAACCTCTCCTACTCTCATACCTGTTAAGAACATAAGTTTGAAAGCAAGTAAATAATTTTTCCCTCCAAACATGTTTTCAGCCGTTGTAAGAAAATCATCTGTTTCTCTTTTTGTTAAACCATCTTTTTTGTTGGTCTTCATATATGGTTCAATACAGCTATAAGCATAATTCCTTCTGATTAAATCATCTTCAAATGCCATGTTCAATGCCCCAGAAATATACTTATGAACACATTTTATTGTACCATTAGAATAACCTCCATCACTTAATTCTTTGTAAAATTTCGCAATATCTGATTTAACTATAGTTCTAATTTTCTTTTTGCCAATCCACTTTTTAGAAACCCATCTGTTGTATTCAGAACGATATTTGTGACGGGTTCTGTCTTTGATATTTGGATTTTGTTCTAGATAACGTTCAAAAAGTTGATTTAGAGTGAAGTCATTGCTGTATATTCCTAGATCAAGATTTTTACTTATTTCTTTCTCTTTTTTGCGCAATTCATCAAGAGTTTTGGCATATACACACTTTCGTTCACCATCTAAATCATTATAGCGAAACATATAGGTCAAATCTTTTCTTTGACTTTCACCTTTTACAAGAACCCTTCCTTTGTTATCTTTTCTTCTTTCCATATATTCTCCTTTCCTATAGAAGAAAAGAGCCTTGATACCATATTATACCATATCAAGACTCTTCTTTTCAATTATTACCATGTATTAATACTGTCTAAATATTCTTCAAACTTCTTGCGTTTAATTAGGCGGTGTGTTCCTTTGAACAAAACAAAATCACAACTTGGGTCATCTGTTCTTTCTCTGATGGCTTTTTCGCCTATTGAAAACAACGCAGAAGCTTCTTCTATGGTAAGATTTATCTTCTCCCAAATTGGGATTTCTATTTTGTTTCCCATGATACGCCTCCAATCATTTGAAGTATTGACTTGTTTAGAAGAATTATTCCTTTCTATCAGTCGATCCGAAACCACCATTTCTAATTCCATCTGCTTCGTCATCTTCTGTAATACCATACTGTAAGAAGACTCCCTGGGCAAACGCATCTCCTTGGCGAACCTTAAACGACTTATCATCAAGTGTTTCGTTAGTCATCTTTAAAAAGATGTGACCTTCGTTATCAGAATTGTAGTAATCTGCGTCCACTACAGGAATCGTATTGTCATAACGCATACGATACTTAAATCCCAATCCGCTGCGAGGGAAACACATAAGAACACAATCATCATTCATCTTAGCTCTGATACCAGTAGGAATTTTATTGGTCTTACCTGGTGGGAAGTTTAAATCATATGGAGAATAGAAATCGTACCCTGCTGAATAAGCAGTGCTACGCTTTGGTAACTTAATCTCATCATAAATCTTCTTGATAACATTTTCTGTAGTGATACCATCAATTCCATTGATATCTAACCCAAAGGTATCAATAACATCTTTTCTAAACTGTTCATAACTAACTTTTTCAAATTTTGCTACTCTTTTCAATTACTTCTTTCCTTTCTTTTGTAGTTCCTTTAAATCGTGTAATCCTTTCTTCCTGTCTACATATAACAATTCTGCTGCATGACTTCTTGAGAACAAAAATGTCTGCTTTGATTTAGCTTCAGTAGCAGAACAGTGGTCGGAATACACGTTTACAACCTTTAATTCTAATAGCTCATAATAGTCTACATTCTTCATTGCTCTGACATAATAAACAATATCATTCTTCTTCAACTTCTCATAATCTAAATCAGACATTATAATCCCAACTCCTTATTCAGATAAGATATATATTCCTTCCACTTGCCAATACTATGTATGTAAGTCTTACCACTCAAACCCTTCTTTGCCATATCAGCTTTAATATCATCCCATGTATCCTTTTTGTTAATTAAGGATTTAATATATGCATTTGTTGTATGCGTAAGGGCTATGATATTGCTATTGCCTAATTTTTCAACGATAATCTTATATTCGGCTTGGTCTTCGTCTGGAATCTTATAAGACTTATTTTTAGGTAAATTCTTTGAACTGAATGGGCTGATATTAGCTCCACTTGTCTTAGGCTTAAGAAATGGTTCTAAATCGTTCATATGTTTAGCATGGAAATTAAAGAATACTTCTGAGTCAGATTCTTTAATATTTGTAAGAACATTCTCTCCGAGCTTTTCTTTGACTGCTCTTACAATATTTCTTCCTCTACCCTTAGATGGTATGTATGCTTGCAATATGCCTTGTCCAAGACTAAATACTCTAATATTGTGTTGACAATCTATATACACATCAATATCTTCGAATGTTCCATCAAGCTTTCTACTGAACATATTTGAGCTTTGATCCCATTCGCATTTCAATCTGTAAATCCCTTTAAATTTTGTAGTTAAATAATTGGCTATTTTTCTCCCTCCTTCCTTTCTCCTTAAAATGCGTCTTTTATTGGCAAAATGACATCTAAAAGTGCTTGAAAATAAAGGGTTTTACGCTCCAAGTATTTTCGATAATCATCTCTTAAGACACCACGCATTGCAATTTCATACTGTTTTATCTCATTCTTAATAAAATCTGTTGCTTCTTGTAAAATCTTATCTTTACAGTTTGTAATATAAACCACAATGGCACTCACCACTTTCTTGCTCTCTAAATTCCTTACAAGGGCATTTCGTATCTGGTGTCTTATCAATCCGACACGGACAGTAGCCACCATTCTCTTTTAGTTTTGTCAAGATTTCATTAACTAATTCTTTATCTTCGGATACTTTAATCATTAATTAATCCTTTCTGCGAATTGATTATCACTCGCCAAGTTTACTCCCAGAACTTTATCATAATGACTTTTTTGATTTGGGATATAGCGTCCAAACTTAACCACTATATTTGAAAATACAGAAATAGCTTTTATATAGTCTTGTATCTCTTCTTTGTAATATCCTGTATAAATTACTACATCGTCATCAGATATTTGTCTGAACCGAGAAATCAACTCAAATAAATCTCCAAACGAATCAAATGGTTCTAACCCACCACACACTATAGATTTAGTGATATGATTACCAATATATCTTTCAATTACAGAATCTACATCTACTTCAATGTTTTTTGCAGTAGCAAGTGTGCTATTTTGACACACTTGCATACCGCATTCTCTATCACATTTCCAACAACACTTAGGAAATATGATAAACATGGAGGGTTTTTTGTAGTTTATGAAATCTTCATCTTGTATTCCTTTTAAAATCATAAAATCCCATCTTTCGAAGCAGCGTCATACCACTGTCTCTTATCAAATTCATTCTTGCGAATCTTCTGATAGCTACTTGTTGGAACATAGAAACCTACTACTCTACTATAAGTGTCATAGATTGGCTTACCACAATTCGGGCAATCCTTCGTCCCAATAAAAGCATGTCTATCCTCACAAATACTAATCTTAGTAGTAAATGCAAAGTAAATAACACCCTTGGATGCTACATAGTTCAACATATCCCACGCAACTTCATCGGTCGGGAATCTGTTCTGAATGTCAATATGTGCGATACATCCACCACCACACTTAGCATCAAACAGAGAACCTAAACGACACTTTTCCTGAATAGTACATTTCTCCATAAGCGGAATCCACTGGTTAGAATAAATAAAGTACTTATTCTTCTCGAATAAAAGATTATCTGCTGTACAAATAACACCGGCACAGTTTTCAGCAGGAATCATTTCTACATTATACTTAAAGTCACATTCATACTCCTTAACAAAGCTATCCTTTACTTCATTAATTACCTCAAGGATTGAGGTAGCAAACTCAACTGCTTCATCGGAGTAAGACTTATTTCCAAACTCATCCGTATTGATAAGTTCAAATAAATCCATGACTTCGTAAATGCCGATGCCACCAATGGTACAGAACTGCTTATCAAATTCTACTGCTCCATCCTGATAATTAGGAAGTAGACCCTTTTCGATGTTTCTCTTCAAAATGTGTCTCATGGAGTATAAAGCCTTACAATCAAGCATTACTCTATCTCTCAAAATATCAAGATACTTCTTCTTGTTAAACTTACTCTCATAGGCAATTCTTACAAGGTTAATTGTACTAACACGACAAGAGCCTACGGATAATGCAGTACCACCAATAGAGTTGATGAATGGATTTAACTCAGTGGTATCTGAGAGAAGTCTGCAACAATTAGACAAAACGCCAACATTATCACTTACAAAGAAGTTAGAATCAGACCACTTTCTGTTGTGGGAAGAACACCATCTTGCAAAATCTTCATCCTGGAACTTGCCATCCTTGTAAAGTAAACTGTAAGTTAAAATCGGATAAGTAAACATATTATGCTCTCTGATTTCACTTACAACTTCCATGAACACCTTCTGACAATCAATTAGCTCTTCAATGCAGTCGATAGCGAATGTTCCATCTGGGAATTCTACTCCACCGAATAATGACTCAAGGTAGCATCTGTCGAAGATGGAAATGTTGGTGAAGCTAGACTGATCAATTCTAAGGAATGGCTGATTAAGTCTATAGATAAACTTTTGGAAACACTGTCTCAAATAATAATCAGGAGACTTCATATAATATCCTTCTTCTACATCCTTCTTCCAAAAATAGTATGCCCATACAATTACATTTGGAAGCCCTACTGCGCCTGACTGACGGTTAGATAAGAATGAAATAAATTCAATTACATTATCAAAATATGTAGTCAAGTGCTTTGGTGGCTGATGATTGTATCTATTTAAGAAGAACAATCCTTCAGTAGAAAGTCTTGTTAAATCGTTAGCCCAACAATACGGAAAGTAACTTGCAGTCGCAGAGTCATTGAGATAAAATCCCTTGCTAAACTCCTGTTCTAACCACTGCTTTGCAATTCTAAGTCCCCACTTCTTCTTCATTTCAAGGAAAATCTTATTAAGACCAAAGAGCTTGTCTGCACTCTTACCCTTTTCCGTCATGAAGCTACGAATATCTCTATGGTTTGCATTAGCATTAGGGTCAATGCTAATATCTGCAAGAGTATCCTTTCTAACAAAATTATTAATAAACTCGGAATAATCTAACTGTGATGGATGAACACCATTAATGTATTCGAAATCCTCACCATACTTCTTCTTTAAATCTTCAAGGCATCTTTCAAAATCCTTATTTAACTTAATGTTAATCTCCAATATCCAATCCTCCTTATAATGTGTTGACCCATTCAGCAGCCTTCGAAAAATCCATAACTTCTCCGTCTACTTCAAGCATTGGGACTGTTCGAAACCCCTTCTCTGTCATAATGTCAACATCAGTAATTTCTTCATAAACAACATCCTTATCATGAAGTTTCTTTTCTAATACTTTACACTTAGGACAGAACGTTGTGTATAAAACTACCTTCATAAACTAAACCTCCTTTAAAAACTTTATATGTAAACGGTCAAATGACCAAATTTACCAATCTCCATGAAATGCCCAATTTAATACCAAAAACTAGCGTATAAGGCTGAGAGAATCAATGATTCTAGCGTCACTTTCGCTTAAATTATAAAATTCGATGTCCAACTCGTTTTCCAAATCTAAACTGAAAATACCCATTAAACTCTTACCGTCAATAGTATACTTACCATGCTTGATAAGAATATCTCCACCTATCATCATCGCCTTAACAATGTACTGCTTAACTTCATCTACATTGTTAAATCTAATCTTTGCTCTCATCATTTTTTAATTATCCTCCTTTGTGTTTAATCTCCAATACATAATGCTATCATCTTTGTTAGCACATGTCTTTTTTCTCTGAATGCTTTCAACCATATATTCTTTATCACCCACATTTACAACAAGAAAACCATCTGGTTTATTAAGCAGCTCTCTTGCAAGCATGTGAGTGGTTGCAATGTAACTCACTTAATACTTACTTCTCCTTTCAATCTTTTCAAATAAGCATGAACTGCTCTCCAATTGTCTAATCTGATACCTTCCCAATCTTCATTCCAAGAATACTTTTCTCCAAAACAAATGTTAACCAAAGCATTACTTGTTTTTAGGTTAGAACTTGAGTCATCAATAAAAATACCAGTTCTCATCTCAGCAACATGACTCTTATCCTTATATTCCTTCATGTTGACTCCAATAAATCCACAGAACGGTAAGTTCTTCTCAATCCAAATCTGCTTTGCTCTAAGGTTGGGACTGTAACCAGATGAAACGATTGTGATGTTGTAATCTTCACTTAATTCTTCTAAAATTTCTTTTGCATTTGGCATAAATTCCAACTTATCAAAGAATCTCTGTTGATTAAAATATGTATTGATATATTCCGGTGTCGCACATTCTAATTCTTTAAAATCCCATGTATTAATACTTCTCCAATCAACATGCTTGAATTTCTTGTAATATAGGAAATCTTCGTGATAACAGTCACAGATAGCTTTGATGTTTTGTACTATTACACCGTCAAAATCCACAAAAATATTATTCTTACTTAATATTTCTCTCACCCTTTCTTTCATTTGCAGAAACAAACTGAATTGTATCAGCTAATTCTTCAATTGACTTATTGCCATTATTTTCAATAAAGTAATCTACTTCATTAAGAATGCCATTGAAGTCACGCTTATCTGCCCTCATCCTTCTTCTAGCTTCCTTACGATTATCACCACGTTCTTTTAATCTCTTTTTAAGAACAGACTTTTTTGCTTTTATATAAAAGGAAACAAAATCTAACCCCTTAATCTTTTTAATCGCTCTAAGACCATCTGGATTTAGAATGATTACAGTGTTGTCTGGTGCATTCTTAAGGTCTTCTAAAGCAGTACCGTAATATACAGTACCCATATTTGCAGTGTTATAAGAAGTTGTTTCGGCAAATTCTTCCTTAAGTTCTTTTGTTAAAAAATCTCCTAGCGATACAAAGTGGTAGGCAATGCCGTTCACCTCTCCATCTCTAGGGAGTCTGGTAGTATACGTAACAATAGAGTTCATACCTCTTTTAATAAGTTCTTTTTTAATTGTGTCTTTTCCTGATGCACTTCGCCCCACTAACACCGTAATCATTATTCATCCTCCATTCCTAAACATAACTCCTTAAAATAAGGAAGTCTTTCAATCTGTTTACAAAATTCTTTCCACTCAGGTAATCTGTGATTGCATCTTTGATGATAAATCGTCTTCAACTGTCTATAATTAGTTGTCATTGCAGCAGTCAGTTTAAAGCCACAAGGATTCGAATATAACAATCTAAGATAGTCCTCTGAATCTCCTGTTTCGTTGTACTTATCCTTTAACTCATTCATAATGGCAATGATGCGCTTGTCCGTATACTCGCTGTACTGATTATCCAAATCAAACTTCGCAATGCGGTGCATGGTAGACTGGCTGGAAATGAAATCAAGGAAATGATAACGCTCCGCCTCTGTCCATGCCTTTACCGTAAAGGTCAAATCAAACTGTACGATAATACCGGTTAAGAATTGGTCATGACCACTACCAGGTCTTGCATTGCCAAGTTTATAAGTGCGTGGTACGATGTCACCGTTTAACTCATCTACTGTAGTTGCCATTGGGAACTTACTTCCTCTTACCGAATTTTCTAAGCCATAAACATGTACATTTGTCATTACACTCATTTATTTCACCTCGTATCTTTCCATAAGCCAAGCAAACTCATTAATAGCTTCTGTGTTATCAGATAAAAGTCTTACCTTTAAAACCTTATTCCTATCCAAAGAACATACGCCAATTAAAGACTTTGCATCAATTACCTTGCTCCCATCAATTAAATCTACATCATCATGAAATGCAGTCACTACTCCAATGAAGTCTGTAATATCTTCTGGTGTCTTCAACTTAATCTTAATTTCATTCTTCACTTTCTAAAATTCCTCTACTTTCTCATAAACTATTACTTCTTCTACTTGTGGCTTCCATTCTTCGCAAACATTTGATACATCACCTGTAGTTCTTACCTTGTTAATTATGTAATCCATATCTACAACAAACTCCACAAGAGAACCATCAAAACAAACTCTGTTGGTAGCGTCCGTATGTATATCTTGTTTCTGATCCGCAAGAATACAAGGTATTACTTCTCCATTCTCTAAGATAATATCTACATAAGTACCGATTGTTTTTGCGTATGCACTACCTAATGCAACACAATATCTTCCATTTACTTGTCTAATACCATGAGTGCTAGTATATGCAATCTGTTGCATTTTATACTGTCTGCTTGTTTTAGATGTAATTGCTTTGTAAGACATATAACTTTTTCTAGTGTTTTCCGGAGCATTAGGATATCTTGTAAACTTTAATTCTTCTCTTAATTCCAATTTATCCTTATTTTCCTCAAGCATGTCATTCACAATATTATCTATGATTGTTTGATATTCTTCGGATAAATCATCTTTTGATACATTACTAATTAAAGAATTAATATCAATTTTATCCTCTACAACAGCCATAGTTGGTTTTGGGGGTGGTGTTGATTCTACAATATCTTCTTTGTCGCACGTCAAACAAAATGCTTTTTTAGGTGCGCCTACAGATGGTAATAATATAAATGCAACTAACACCCACATTGCAGAAACAATTATTCTTTTACTTTTTTTCATGGATTCCTCGCTTGTTTTTATGTTTGGTGTGTTTGTTATTCTTCTTTGATGCGCCAACATCAATTGAAGAATTTGAGTTTGGTGTAAATTCTAATAAATCGTATGTAGTGTGCTTGTTTGTATAACCACATGTACACACTTGGGTTACCATCTTGCCTTTTGAACTATACTCAGTATAAGAATCCATATACTGATGACAATTTGGGCATTGCGTCACATTAGTCACCTCATTTCTAATCTCCTTAAAAGTCCAAATCTAAGAAGCCTCTTTAAGATTTTTACACGTTTCCTTTATCAGTCTTTGCATAAATGTGTTTCTTGTAAAGTTTGCTTTCTTTTTAACCGCTAGATTTACAGTATCCACATTTCCTAAATGAAAACATTTCTCTTTCATTCTTGTGAGTCCAACATATATCAAATTGGAATTCAACATATATGTATGACTCTGTGGAGTTAGCAAAATTACTACTTTAATAGAACTGCCCTGGGATTTATGGATTGTAATACAATATCCTAGTCCAACCATCTGCATATCGTTCCTATAATATTTCACTGTCACACCATCAAAATCAATCAGTAGGTAGTTCTGAAAAACATCCTTTACAATACCTGTTTCTCCGTTTGCTATGAAAGTTTCTTTTAAATCATCATCGCTATAATCAAAGAAATCTTCGCCTATAAATAACTGCGCATGATAATTGTTCACGTTTTGGATTACCAAATCACCTTTATAATAAACAGCATCTCCAACTTTCATACACTCAGAACTTCCATAATTAGGATTTGCTACTTTCTGTATTGCATTGTTTATAAATAAAGTTCCGACATCACCTTTTTTGTAAGCAGTTAGCACTTGAATATCTTCAGCTTTATAACCTTGGCTAAGTAACTTACTATACAATCCTACTGCGTTTTTCACCATTATATCGCTACCAATGTTTACAAACGCATAATCTTTATTTGCCCCAAACCATGTAAATTGATTATGCACTCCATGCAAATATTCTTTGCAAAAACGAACATCCGTAGCAACCTTCATTAATCCACCTTCACCATAACGAAATACTTTTGTAAGCGTTACTGTTGGCATAATGTTAGATTCCATAAAATCATGTAATAGGTTTCCACATGATACAGAAGGCAACTGTGCATTATCGCCTATTAAAAGTAATTTTGTTCTTTTGAAATCAACTGCATCCAATATTCTTTTAAATAAGAAGATGTCTGCCATAGAGAACTCATCAATCAGCAAAGCATCGCAATCCAATTTGTGCTCTTCGTTATATGTCCACGTATCAGGTGGCATATACCCAAGCCCCCTATGTATTGTAGTAGCTTGTTCTTTTGTATAATCAGATAAAACTTTTGCAGCTTTGCCGGTTGGAGAAAATAATCTGAATGATTTATTATTATCTTTCAGCATGTTGATGACTGCTTGTGTTGAAAATGATTTTCCTGTTCCACCTGCGCCGTTCAAAATGCATACATTATATCTACAAATATTTTTTACGATTTCTAATTGTTCATCAGATAATTCGCATCCATTAACAATACGATACTTGGTATAATCGAAATCCCATCTGTTATCCGTATTGGCAAGTCCTTCAACTATTCTCTCTGCTATATACTTCTCTATTTCATATGTGCTTTTTAATGAAACAATCATTGATTCTTTATCATAATAAATACTTTCATGTTTCATACATTCAACAAAATGATTCGAACAAGCTGGAACTAACTTCATACATTGATTTCTAAGGTCATTGATGGACATAAGTGTATGTCCGTCTTCTTCATTTTTCTCAAGTAGATGTAACATGCAGGATAAACATCTATGTTTACTTGTTCTAAGTTCAGTTTCAAACTCTATAATTGAAGACTTCCCATTCTTAACATTTTCTTTTGATACTTTCTCAAGCTCTAATAAAATACTATCGGCAGTTATGAATCCTACTCTAGCCAATCCACATAGGCATTTATATGGATCTTCTCTTAGTTTCTTTTTAATCATTGTTATAGATGTGTATTTTTCGTATAACTTTTTAAGCATTGGGAGGCTTAGTAATCCTTGAAACTCCATTACCAACTCTGCTAAACAGAAATTTTCAACAATCTTGTTTTTGATAATATTAAAAGTATATTCCTTAATTCCGTGTAACTTATTAAGGTCTATATCGCCAAGATTATTGTTCATTACCCTATCAACTATGTCTGGATAAACTTTGTATAATGTTTGAGCTTGATTCAATGTGAGAATTTCTTGAAGGAAAACATACATATCAGAAGCTGTTTGCGGTTTGTTCCTTCTTATATTAAGAACTTTATAACTGTAACCATATTTTGTATTTTGCTCTACAGCCTTAATTTCATATTCAATTCCAACTCCTAATTCATGAATCTCGCCAGTTATAGTTGCGTTTCCATACTTGGTAAATTTAATTTCTGGGTAGATGTCTTTGTCAACATCTACCGCATAAATCTTATAATCTCCACCATCATATGTTTGCCTTACAATTCTTCCTTTAAACAATACCTCTTTTTCATCTTTATTCTTCAATTACTTTATCACCTCATAATCGGTCAATATATCCTCTATCTCGTCTGTTACAGTCCATTCGCCATTTATAAGTTTGCGCTTGAATTCTTTGCTAAATTCTTTGATTCTCAATACTGAATATAATCCAAATGGATATTCCTTGAAAATCTTACCTTGTTTTATTCTAGAACGTATCTCTTCACCAGTCTTAATGTTTCTCGCAATAAATCTTGGCTTACTCACATCCTTTCCTTGAATAAAGTCTGTTATAATATAATATTCTCCATTCGCTTTTGGATTTGTGTAAGTAATATACTCAAGGTATTCTTTTTCAAATTTTACATGCTCGATAATTCCCATTGGTTTGTTTTCAAGCTTTTTGACCAGTTCAGAAATTAAACCAAGATTATCTATTTCTTTATATAAAGCTGCTGTTTCCTTATTAGAATACTTCTTCATAAGAAATTCAGTAAGACCTAATTCTTCAAGCTTGTCCTTTTTAATCTGTTTGCAAGAAGAAAACTTATCGTAAACATCTATTATATTGATAAGATACTTGTTTTCTCCAAACTCCTTAAAGAAATTCAATCCTGTCAAAATTGATAGTTGTCTTGAGTTCACAGATGTTTTGGTCTTAATGTCTTTCAACAATTCTACAAACGATCCATACTTATTTTTCGATAATTCATAGAGTTCATCTGCAATCTGTGTATTACAATATTTAATAGAAGAGATACCTTTGTATATAGTATTATTCTCTTTATCCATCGCATAATCAGAGCCAGACTTCCCAAATTTTATAGACTCTAATTTAATATCAAAGTATGATAACTCTCCAATCAAATTTGCAGTACGTTCCATATCATCACTGTACAAGGAAAGAACTACTGTAAAATATTCTAATGGATAATGAGATTTTAAATACGCTCCATATAAAGAGTCTATGGCTACACTAAGAGCATGCGATGCGTTAAAGGAATAACGTGCTGCATCCTCTACCACTTTCCATGTTTCTTCAAATCCTTTTTCTTTCCCTACATTCTTAATCCAACCTTCAATGAGCTTAGATTTGAGTTCTTGTAATTCTTCTTCTTTAAACTTTTTCTTTGCTATCTTCTTGATAATGTCGTATGTGCCTTTTTCTTCAATACCAAGCCATACGAGGTATGCCATTATAGACTCTTGATAAAGAAGATAATGGAAAGAGTCGGTTAGTAATTCATCTAGTTCTCCTACTCCTGTAGAATATGGCAGTCTATCAAGAAAATTATTTAACAAACTTGCAAATCCTGGTCGAATCGCAGCTACCCATGCAGAAAGTTCTGCCAAGGACTTAGGTTTATATCTCATAATCAACTGCTTACCCAAGTCTGAATCTGCTTGATTAATAGTTGTTGTTAATCCTTTTTCATAGATATCCCATACTTTATCGTCACAGTTATTTACTAATGTAGCAATATCATCAATTGGTCTACCGATTAACTTATAGGTCTTATCAATAATATCGTATACTTTAACTGTAAGAAGGTCGTTCTTAAGATATTTATATACGTCGCAATTGTAACCATCCATAGCACAGCAGATAACGTCCCCTACTTTAATCAATCCTACTTCCTCTGAAATAGGATTATTAGAAAGAAGGAATGAACATGGAGATGGTGCTACTGATTCAACTACTCCTCTAAACACTTTGCTATTTTCTAATTCAATAGCCCATTTCTTATTATCTGTCTTAAATTGTTCATCAGTATAATCCTTATCGCCTAACAATTTTGCAACTTCGTCATACTCGTCAATTGCATATCCTCTAGCCTTACACCACAATCTAAAAGCAGAAGAACGTTGCAATGGCTTAAATGCAACCATATAATAGATTCCATCTTCTCCTAAAATATCTTTAGAAGCTTGAATTGCTGGTTCTACGTTGGCAAAATTGAGGTCGATATCCGGGAGGCTGCGACTGGATAGAATACGTTCTGCACTCATAAATCGTGTAGGATATAGCTTTGTAGGTGCTTTAATTCTATCGACTTCTGTAAGTCCTAAAAGATTATTTATCAAGAATGATACAGCAGATCCTCTACCGGAACGTGTTAATACTGCATTATATTTATTGACTGCTCTATTAATAATCATATGGTCTAGAACAAAGTAATCAGCCATACCACAATTCTTTACAATATCCACTTCGTAATAAATGGCATCAGTATATTCTTTTACTCTTTTAGGGTTCGTTTTTTTCTTCTTATCCTTCCATGCTCTAGAAATAATCTCTCTTAACACCTTGTCACTATCTTCATTTGAGAAGCCATCACCTAACTCTTCTTTGATGAACTCATTGGGAACTTTAGGAATCTTAAATTCTTTATCTGTATATATTGGTTCTGCGTTATCAAATATCAGCGTATTATCTAAAGCTTCTTTTGCTTGTTCTGGTGTTAATATACCTTGTTTTCTATATCTGTCCAAAATCGTATCATAATCAGGATAATCCAATATGAATCCACTTTCTTCTTCATAGAAAATACCCTTTGCTTTCAAAAACAAATCTCTATAATATGAATCCGATTCATATATGTAATGACTATCGTTTGCATGGATCAATGGAATATCATACTTCTCATGCATAAACAAAAGCATCTTATTATATGTCATTTGAATTGGAGTTTTATGGCTCTGCACTTCCAAATAAAAGTTCTTACCAAAGTGTTGTTTTACCGGAATCAAAAAGTTATCCAACCATGTTGTATCAATAATATCATTACCCTTTTCATCTTTTCTAGGGAAAGCAGTTGATAATCTACCTGCTACACAGGCAGTAGTAACAATAGTATCAGTAGGAGTTAGAGATAATAATTCCTTTAATCCAATTCTAGGTTTATAATAAAATCCTTCAGTATTAGCAATAGACATGATTTTATTGATTTCATATCTTGCTCTTTTAGTCATTCCAACTAATACAATATGGTATGATTTACGGTCTGTTTTATCTGAAATATTATCAACATAATATGCTTCCACACTGTAAATTGGATTTAAATTATACTTTTCGCATAGAGTTTGTGCTTCATATAAATTACCTTGAAACCCATGTTCGCCAGTAAAATAAGTAGTATGACCTAATTCAACAGCTCTTTGCATGTATGCTTCTGGTGAAGTAACAGTATCAAGTGTTCTTAAGTTGGAATAATATGTGTGTTTATGATAATTGTTATATCTCAATCTATCACCTCTTATAGATTATTTAGCCAAGACATATCTTCGTCTCCACTATCATTCTTCTCTTTTGTGTCAGAGCCAACACCACCAAAAAAGCTACCATCGTCCTTTTGTGCGGCAAGCTTGTCTAAATATAATTTGTAAGGTTTATGTAAATTCGGAGAATATGCACACAATGTAGCAAAGTAATAACTCTGTTTTTCCACTTGTTCTGGTGTGTCAAAAAAGATTTTTTCAGCATTCTCAATATCAATCATTCTTTCGACTTCATATTTTTCTTCCTTCTCAATAATTTCATCAATAGTATTGATAATTTCCGTAGTCCATCTTTCAATAAGTTCATTAGTTAAATCAACACAAACAATGCAATCATGGAACTTATACTTTTCTCGAACATCATTTGGAAGACATTTAATATCATTTGTTTGTTCTAACATATCAAGATACTCAATTAACTTATCTTCATACCCAAGCTTCTTCAGCCACATCTTCGCACTGGTTTGAAGTTTGTTACCAATCTCACATCTGTCGATTTCTCTAGTAGTCCATTTACCATTTGCTTGTTCGCAATCAACTTTTACATACTTTAAGAAGTTCCAACAAATCTTAATCTTTTCGTATGGAATACCCATCTGATGTAAACCAATTGCATACACCACTAACTGACCACATTCATTTAATGCCTTATCACCTTTATATATACTAGATGTCTTCCAATCTAATATATTGAAGCATCCATCATCATCTTTAAAACAAACGTCTATATAACCTTGAAATACATTTTTACCAATCAGCACACTAATAAATCGTTCAATTTCAACCTTATGTGGAATCATAATATGGTTATTAAAGAAATGCTTTAAATTCTTATAATACTTATCAGAAATCTTCTTATTCTTTTCAGAGTCATTTCTATCAAACTTAAGCTCTGCAATACCGGCAGTCATCCACGCATCTTCAAATTCGTCATCCATATCTTCATATTTACTTTTACCTAAATATAAATTTTCCATAATTTCATGAGCCATTCCGCCGGTAACTGTATAAATACAATCTTGTCTGTCTTCGTTTTTGTTCGCTATATATTTAAGAAAATACTCATATTGACTGTTATGATATGAGTTAAATCTACTCCATGACCATAAACGGTCAACCCCATACTTCCTCTTAATTTCTTCTAACTCTTCACCAGTTTTTCTTCCCATTAAGCACCTACTTTCTCTAAACTTTTAACGTATTTCTTATGTTCTTCGTAATCGTATATAATCCTATATTCCATCAAAAACTCAAATATCTTATTTGACGCATCTGCTGGACTATCTTTATCTCCTAACAAATCATATTTGTCCCATATATAGGACACTTTTCTAATTCCATAAAATTTCTCACAGCAATGTCTTATATGGTCAATATCAATATCTTTATCAAAAGCAATGATAATTTCACAGTTCAATCCAATGAGAATCTTCACTTGCTCATCTGATATCTCATGTCCACTAACAGCAACACCAGTACTATCATTTAAACTATCTCTTTTTAATACGGATTTTTCCGCCTCATAGACAGTCACATATCCTTTTTTCTCGATATATTCTTTATTCTCCCAAAGACCAAATAAATTCAACTGTTTCGGATATCCTGGTGTTATAAAATATTTCTTAATATCAAACATCTCATAATTTTCAACAGATGTTCTCATATTAAAACCAAGAAGTTCGCCTGTAAGCCAATATCTTAATGGAATTACATTTCTTTTGAACTTATAACTGTATGCCAATCCAAACTTCTTAACACTCCAAGGCATAATTCCTTCTCTGAAGAAGTCTATATGCACATGAGGAACAAAGTCTTGCAATTCAGACTCATCTAACACTTGAAAGTCAAGTACATTTTGTTTTTTCTTTCTTCCTTTGACCTTTTTAAAAATATAAAGAGGGTCAACCACTTCCTTCTTCTCCTCTTTTTTCTTCATAGTCAAAGGTATTCCTAATAATTTATGTAAATATTTGACCGTATCAAAGAATGAGAAATTCTTATCATCCAGGCTCTTGTTATACTGAACTAATGTGAGTAAGTCTGCATTCTCATCAAATTCTTTTTCTCTCGTATAATTTTTGCAATTTAAATATTCGTTATTCTTAATATTGATAGCAGCTTTATTATCGCCATTACAATTAGAACAACTATAATACTCTTTTGTTGGGTGGTACACTATATGACCGCACCCAATCTCATTTAAAATAAATTCAATTTTACCTTCTTGAAAAATGTATTTTTTAAGTTCAAGAACGGTCATATATTTTCACCACCTTAAAAATCTACTGGAACATTTGTGATACCAACTTCTTTCATAACATTTCTAGACATGTCATGAGAAAATACTACTTGGTATCTATTGGCAGAACCCTCTCGGTTCTTAATAATAAACGCAATCTGATAATGTACATCCTTATCTAGTTTAACTGGTATCTTTGTTTTACCATTCTTGCCTTCAAGCCTATATACTTTTAATTCTCTTTTCTCTCCCGTATATTCGTCATCATATAAATCACGGATCATAATGCAAGTAGAGGCTGGGTCAATAATGTTTTTAGACATACCAATATTATCTTGTGTGTAATATCTCTGCTTAACACTACCTTTTGCTAATTGGAACGTAATAAGAATATGTAAATTCTTCGATTCAGGCTTAATAACATCGTTGATTTCTACCATATTCTGTTGCATTTCCAACCATGATTTATCACTTACATCACCTGCGTCCATCTTAAATGTGTCAAGAATAAAATATTTTACACCCATGCTTGCATATTTCTTAATTGTTTTAATCGCAGTCTTAGTCTTATATCTCTCAAACGGAATTACTGTTATCAAATGATTTTGTGTTTGTTCCACTATCCAATCAGCAGCTTTATATAATAGTGCTTTCGTATTATCTTGATAATGACCATCTCTCAAAATATGTTTCTGAACATCTTCTTTTATGATGTTATTTGCAACATAAATAATAAGTTCTCTTTGCCACTTTTCAATTCCATCCTCATTGACCATAACTACAACTCGTTCTTTTTCTTTAATTGCAGTTGGAATAGTTGCGTTACGAGCAAAAGTTGATTTACCAACGTTGCTAAGTCCACCTACCAATGTAATAGAACCAAGATATTGACCACCGGTTTCTTTTGTTATGATATCCATATTGTTATATGGTAAACCTATAGCTAAACCCTCATTGAGTTTTTCAATTAAATCATAAATACCATGTGAAATATCGTAGCTCTTTACATCACAGTCCACATTAACAAAAATGTCGTTTATGAATGCTTCCCATTCATTGTAAATTTCTTCAGCAGTCATATCACAATAATCACTAAGTCTGTCTTTTACCGGACATCCACGCTTTGCAAGTTTTATTACACTATTCCATTTTCTAAGCTCTTGAATGTATCCATAAAGATTTTCAGTCTTAACATATGCACCAGCATTTATAATTGTATCGTAACCACCATATTCCTCATATTTATTTCTTAACTTTGAGTGTTTTTCAAGATATAGTCCAACGGTGATATCATCCAAAGACCCTTTCTTTTCAATCTTTACAATATCATTTGCTATCGTCCAATAAACTTTCCAAATGTTATTATTGAACTCATCTAAACTAAGATTTGTTTCAAATATAGCATCCGGATTCTTGTACAATATACTTACAATATTAGCTTCGCATCCTTCTTTGTACTCGTTGACCTTCTTAATAGCATCAATTAATTCTTCTTCGAAGGCTGTTAACTTTTTGCCTTTTGTAGTTTTTGTTGCTGTAGCTATAACATTCACCGCCTTACCACAATTCATTTAGTCGCTTGTTTTTTAATTCTTCTGTCTTCTTTTGATATGAACCGCCACTATGAGATAAATTACTTGTGTCCATAGATTTAATATTCTCCTCAGTCTTTTTAGCTTTGTTTACTCTTGAATAAACATCATTAATATTGTTTTCAACTATCTTGCATATATAGTTAAACTTATAGGATTCATTATCAAAAGTTCTGTTTGCCAAAGCACTCATAATTGATGGTTTGCAAATTTGGAAAGTATATAATATGATTTCATAGGAGTAATCGGCTTTATCCTCTATGCTCTTATTCTCTATATACTTCCCTTTCGTCAACCCTTTTAGTCTTAATACAAGACTAGAAGGAATTGACTGAGAATCATCATATAAGAGTATTTCTTTTTTTACATATTGATACAGTTTATCCCACTGCTCTTTTTCAATACTCGTCATTTTATTGCTTCTCAATTCAATTCCTCCTTCGTTTTATTAAATCAATACTAATACTTTCTTAGCATCCTCGATGTTATCAATCATAGTCGGATTATCATAGCCAAGTTCCTTTGCCTTCGCAATAATTGGCTTAATCTTATCCATATCGGACTTGTTTGCCTTAATATAATCCGTAATCTTACTTACAACATCTTCAAGCTTCTTGGTTTCCTTTTTATCCTTTTCAGCCTTGGCAATTTCCTTTAATCTCTCAGCTTCTTCAGCTTCTTGTTCCTTTTTAACATCTTCTACATCTCTATTACTCTTATCAAGTTCGTTCTTGATTGCATCTGTAATTGCCTTAATAAGAGCATCAGGTGTAAATTCAATCTCTGGAACAATATCTGCGAATCTACTTTTACTATCAATAGAGTAAGAATCATCTCTAAATGTAATCTTTCTGCTTTCCTTTGCAATTACACCCTTTGTAACATCTTTGCCCTTGTTGTCCTTCTTACCAGTCTTCTCTTGAACAATCTCTCTATCAATAGAAGCCACACCTAAGAAATGAAGTTTGGTCTTAATTGCATTGAAATCTCTCATAGACATATTGGTTGTTAAAGAAGTCCACTTCTGTCCGGTAGAAACATCTTCTTGTTCACGTTGCTTAACATGACCAATAATAATAAAAGAAACTCCAACCTTCTTTAGACTCCAAAGCTTCTCAAGTACAATTTCGGTAGCCTTATCTTCACCTGCCATATACCCACCAAAAGCTGCCTTAATGGACTTAACTGGCTTCTCTGGGTTTTCTCTGTTATGCATTCTAATTACTTCTGGTTTTGCAATTTCAATCAACTGGTCATATGTGTCAATAATTACCGTTCTTAATAATGGGTATTCCGTTGTCTTATTATCAATGATGTCGTCTACTAAATCTTCAAATCCGATAGAGTTTGAAAACTCATCGTAATCAGCAGACCATTCTGGACAATTAATATAATTAATTCCATTGATTGCATCTGCACCATCTTCCTTGCCACATTCTAAAAACAAGTAACCATCATTAGAACCAGTAAGCTTCTCACACATTTCTTTGATAATAGTTGTCTTGCCGATACCGCTTTCTCCAATTAATCCGATGTTATAAGCTAATGGATCAATTTTTACTACATTTTTCTTACCGTATGCCATTGTTATTTATCCTTTCTTCATACAATTTTTGTGAGTTGTTATAAGAATGCTCTTTATAATACTTCTCCTCTGCATCTTTTCTTAATTTACATGCAACAGAAAAACTATCCGACCTTCCTAAATATGTGTATTTTTTGTTTATATTAATATTTGCTTCCCATATATTGTCTCTGCTATGGAATCTTACACCAGTAACTCCAGAGGTGCTATTTTTCTGAATAACTTTGTTTGTATTGTTTTCGCTTCTACTTACTTTCCTCAAGTTTAATTTCCGATTATCGAATTTATTTTCCGTTTTTATGTGGTCTATATCATATTCATTAAGAAAATCATCCATAACAAGTTTGTGTAAACCAATCTCTTTGCCATCAATTTTTGCTACAAAATACTTATGATGTTTATACCAACAATAATCTTTAATTTTTTCGTAATCTTCTAAATCAAACCAAAATTCTTCGCCTTTTAAGGTATATCCGATTCCGTATTTGTCTAATAAACAATACCTATTATTCTTTTTATTTTTACGAGACATTCTAGTAGAAGCCTCTTCTTTAACACAATAAGTACATCTCCATAATTTCCCAGTTGTAAAATCAGATGTAGAACCAATTACATTATTGTGTCTACCGCAATCACAAGATGCTTTCCACATGTGTTTTTTGTTTCCGCCGGAAGTATAATGGTCATCGAGCATTTCTATAATTTTTAATTTACCAAATTCTTCTCCTAAAATATTTTTAAATTTAGGCATTGTTCTCCTTAGTGTAGCCCCAATTAAGGGGCTACGTTATAAAATTTTACAGATTGTTTAACCAATCATTATCATCTCCGGAAACTACTTCATCATCAGCATCTTCAACATCAGACTCTGTTTCCTCTTCTTCTACTTCGTCATCAGAAGCAAGCATAAAATCAAGAATCAAATCTTCTTCTTCGTACTTCTTTTCAACCTTCTGAATAGTAGGAGTTTTATTACCTTCCTTATCCTCTACCATTTTAATGAGAGGCTTTCTAATTACCATTCTCTTTTCTCTTCCTGAACTTACCGTACACTTTGCAAGTGCTTCTTCTAAGGTAAATACTCCGATGGCAATAAGAGCTTTGATATCATCTGGGATATCATCTTCTGTCGCAGTAATTACTGATCCACCTTCAATCAAATCACCTTCAAAGGTAGCTTCAGTAACTCCCTTCTGTACCTTGAATACCTTTTCAACAACCTTCTTTACAATCTCAGGATTGGACAAATCAAGTTCATACTCAAAAGTCTTATCATAAGGAATATTACACTTTACTTCCTTGCCCTTGTATTCCTTAACATAATCAAGAACCTTTGCATAAATCGGGAGGATACCAGTGTCTTTATCTGCCTTTCCTACGCTATCCTTAGTGAGAAGCATAGTCTGAGTAAATCTAGCTGCATACTTACTACTATCATCAACCTTAGAAAGAACGATGCTATTGATTTCCTTCTTAACTTGTACATTATCGTTATATGTAGAATACTTAAGATTACCCTTTACATTCACAACCATACCATCTTCAAGATTCTCATTAATATAAGCAATCATATCGTATGGGGTAAGGAACTTCTTATAATAAACCTTATTATTCTTGTCCTTCTCAAGACCGACAGTTAAGAAACACAAATCACCAACAGTTTCAAGAATAGAATCATCGAATCTATCATCCCAATCAATAGTGAACTTGTTATCGAAATCATCCTTTCCGTCTGCGTCCTTACCATGAACGTAAACAACATTATCTCTTTCCTCTCCATATCCACCCATAAGTTCTGCATAAACAGTTCCACAGGTTTCACCACAGAAAATTCCAAGATTCAAGCTGTTATAAACCCAATCGGAACTCGTAGACTTCTCATTCAACTTATAGGTATAATCGTTAACCTTTGCTTCTCCAATAAGCTGAAAAGTGTTTGACCAATTCTTCTTTTCTAAAATCTTCTTTTCCTTCTTTGCCATTTAAAAATAGCCTCCTTATATTTAAAATATTTTTGGTAACATATAATCAACAGTTCTTTCGAACCGATAACATAGAGTAACTTTATGTACAAATCTATGTTTAATGGCGTTTTAGAGCGTAAAAGCTCAAGGGTGTGCCATGTCACCCAACAAATAAAACCCTATTCTTTTTAATCAACTGGAATTTAATTAAGCTATGTTTTATGTTTGTTTTAAGTATTACTTCTCTGTTTGATGGTTCGCCAAAACCATTTTGTTCAAACAGAATTTTGTTCTGCAATTTGGTTACTATTGATGCAAGAAAATTCTCCAAAATATTGATTTTCTGCTCGCTCTCTAACTTTAATTGCTTCTTCTAAATCAGTAAAATAACCCAACCTGATTCGTTGATAATTTTTATCTATGTACGTTTCCCATTTACTTATTGCTTTATTCCAACTGATTCCTTTGTGCCCACTAGAATAGTTATTGGAATTATCTTTGTTACAATTATTCTGTTGAATGGTACTTATACGAAGATTAGATTTTCGATTATCTACTCGATTTCTATTAATGTGGTCAATACATTCTTCTCTATTTACTTTCATAATGTATCTATGTAGTGCATAAGCACTTTTGCCATTATGTGAAGTTACAATGTATCCGCTTGTTAGGTTTTCTCTCCAACAAAAGTCTTTAATTAATTCATAATCTTCTTTATCAAACATGAACGGTTTGTTGGTATTGCTTGTATAACCTACGCCATATTCAAATGATTTCAAATCATATACATTATACTTCTTTGAATCAAAACCATTTGTCTTGATTGTTTTCTTGCCAATATCGCTTGCTATTTCTTTTTTTAAACAACCACATGATTTAGTAAGTCCTCTTTTTAAACTGTTTCCAATAACATCAATTTCTGTATGTTGGTCACACGAACACTTACAGTGCCATCTAACAAATTTCTGTCCAGATGGAGATGTGTAGTCGCTTGCACGATACATTACAGTTAATCTACCAAATGTTTTACCTGTTAAATCAATAAATCTACTTATCTTTTAATCACCTCTTTACCCATTCTTCAAAGGTCATACCTTCAATTATCATAAATTCTGACCAGCTTCCTACATCCAATCTTAATCTACCTCTGTCATCTTCACAGACATTCATGTAGTAGCTTTTGAAATTATGATCTTCAAGAAACTTATTAATCTCCTTAATCGCTTCTTCTTTAGTCTGTGGTTCTGCAATAACTCTTTCTTCTCCACGACTGTTTTGGAATAATAGTCTCATAAATATTACTTCTCCTTCTTCTTTTCAGAAAAGTCACAGCATGAATATCTATAACATCCATGTAATGAACAATCATTACTTATTTGACATCCCACATCATTATTTCTATCTTCCTTATCTTTATCTTCGCAAAGTTTCTTATATGCTTTCATAAATCTTGTGTGCATATTTTTGTATGGTCTTTTGTCTAATTCTCTAAAGACCTCTTGCGCATAATCTTCTGGAAAGCCCATATTCACCTCCTAAAATGCCAATAAAATAAGAATTTAATTACTTCAACAACATATAGATGCCAAGTGGATAATAAATGTAATCTAACACAATGTTAAATAAGAAAATCCATCTGTGGAACTGCTTATCGTTAATTTCTGCTTCCAATTCGAATACACTGTTAAATTCCTTGATTAATGTTCTCATTGCAATTACACAAGTAAGAATCTGTAATGCAGACAAGATAATAAACAATGTCGTTCCGATGCTGCATCCTAATACTGCATAGAAAATAATCAAGAATAATTCGAACAACAACGTCAGAAAAAATGCCAAACTCTTAACTAAATCTGTGATTTGTTCTTCCTTTTCTTTTAACTCTGACTTACTTTTTCTTATGTTCTTCAACCACAACTTCTTATTTAATTCTCTTGGTGTATTCTTAATTCTGTGCAATAATAGTAAGAATAAAATAGCTAATGCAATAATCTTCATGTATTACTTCTCCTTTACCTAGTCAATAGTTTCTACATTAATCGGAATCCACATATTCGGATTGAAGTTCAGTGTGTACTTATACTTGGAAACCGCATTGTCCCCCAAATTTAAATCCTCTACTACGTAGGTCACATTATCACTAAGTCCAACAAAGTGCTTTACATAAGTACCATTATCTTCAACAATAATCTCAAGCTGGTTGTCTGCCATATCCGCAGTAATCGACAACTTACCAGTCATCTGGAATAGCACATCGCCCTCGATGCAGTTAATAACTGTGAGCTGACGAACAATATTGAAATTATCTGCTTCTTGAGAAAGATTGTATGATACTCTAGCTGCCTCTGTCTGACAACCGGCAAGACCTACAACCATAAAGGCTGCTACTAACAATGTTGCTAACTTCTTCTTCATATTATTCTCCTTTCTTTTCACCATGAAATCGTACTTCTATTACTTATAAAAGTGTAGCCAATTTCTTCGCTAAGATTTCCTTTGCATTCTTTTCAATAGCTTCCTCAATGGTCTTCTCTGTTTTCTGCTTCACAAAATTATCTAAAGTTGTGCCGTTGATTTTTCTTGAATCATCCCAATAGCTACCATTAATTAAAGCGTCAACTCTTTTTTCTACAATTCTTACAATAGTATCATCTAAATGTTTTAATACAAGTTGTTCTGCATACTTGTCCATAGCAATCTTAACCTTTTCTTCTAACTCAGCATTTTCGATTGATACATTCAAAATCATCTTTGGTTCTGACTTCTTCATTTTATATCCTCCAATTTAACTTCTTACACATACCTTGACTCAAAACCACCAGCGTACTTAATCTTATACGGTTCTGGCTCTTCATCTTGCCACGGCATCCACGCTAAGATCCCATCCCAATCAAAATAACCTAGTCCCTTACAATAATTAATCGACTGAACCCAAACTTCTCCCATTCCACCTCTTGTAACCCAAACTTCACCAGTTTTTTCCGGCATGATAGGAGCAACACCGCAATCTACCGGAATCCATACTCCACTCTGTACCATCCGTTATCACCTCTTCTCACTTTAAAAGATAAATTCTATTGACTCACTTCTTACTTCTCTCTTTTGACTTCATCATTTCATAAAACTTTACATATTCTCTCGTATAAGCATAGCTATCAGAGAAAATATTATTTACTGCAATATATAGCTTTGGTTCGTGTTCCTTAATTACTGCTAATTCGAACTCAAAGTCTCTACCAAACGGGCAACCAGCACAACCAGTTCTAGTCAACCCATATTCGGTATAACACTTACTATGAGTAACAATATAATTTTCTTCATAATCAACTTTGTCTTCGTTTACATACCAAAATAAAGGTCTATAATTATCACAAGTACCACCCTCGTCAAAGCAACTCTTATACGAAGTTCCTCTAATTCCACCTTCAGCTTTTCTTACTCCAAAGATATTTAAGTCATATCCTTCGTATTCAACCAACTTATGTAAGACATCTTTCTTTGCATATTTGCAACACTTTGATGATATTTTGAATTTAGGTGGACTATTAACCATGAATTCTTTCAAATATTTATTGTAATCAATATTGAATCGTATCGACTCATTGGCATTACACCACCACATCAAAGCCCCCTTGCAACCAACCCAATCTTGCTTCTTTTCATTCCATTTACAATACTTTTTAAGCAACACATCTAATGGTTCATCTTCCCATTGAAACCCATGACGTTGCAATCTATCAATCATTTCGGATGCATTCTTTGATATGAATGGTTGTCCATAAGTGCGACAACTTGTAGGAATTGGAACTATTGCTTTATATGGCTTAATTGTTATACCATACTTTTCTTCTAAAAACTTTAAATGGTCTTTAGTTGCTTGATATTCCAAACCAGTATCAAACCAAACATACTCAACTATATTTCTCTGATCACATTGCCAAACTATATCTATCATTACATCACTATCAGAGCCACCAGACACAGCACAAACAATCTTTTCGTACTTTGGACTGTTTATCTTTGACCACGCTCTAACAATGTTGTCTCCAATGGTAGGATTTTTTGGACACCTTTCCAATAACTCATTAATGTCTTTTGGTTTAGTTAAATTTATACTTTTATGGTGTAGTTGCAAATACCCTTAAAAGTAGCTACTTGAAGATTATTGGAAAGGAGTCAAGCAAGTAATTCTAGATAATTGACTGTATACAGCCTTGCAAATAAAGTATTTTGCAAGATAAAGATAAAAGTATAATTTTCTTGTTAAACACCTATCTTAATAAAAGAACCATTGTGACCTCTTACCTTACCTTGTCTCATCCGATATAAAATATCACTTAACATATTCTCCATCTGAGTAAAGTCACCACTAAACATGCTTCCAGTAGTTTTAATCTCATATTGAAACTCAAGTTCATCATCAGTAGGCACAACCGGTCTTCTCATATATGTAACAGTACCCTTTGGAACTTTAATTCCGGTATATTTATCACAATAATCAGTCTGTAAAACCTTTAGCCATTCTTGACAGTTTTTGTTATACTTACTCATTTTTACACCGTCTACAGTAAAATATCCGATGTAATCATAATCAATGTAAACGAACTTGTTCACCACAAGAAGAACACCATCAGTCACTCGATACAGATCCTGGTATTCAGTTTCTGCTAAAATTTCTATTGATATCACCTCCAATATCTCGATAAAATTAGGCTTTCATTGCCATCATTAATCACTTATTACTTCTCTTTTTATTCTTGGAATTCCGTTTATGTTTGTGTGTGCAGCGTCGCCAAACGCTTTTACTTAATTTTATTCATATATTCTTCCATAAACTTTAAACGAACAGCTTCATCAAAAACTTTTGAAAGAAAATCTATATATTCTTCCTTCGCTTCATTAATATCATCCGTACTAATATGAATCTCAGTTTCTGGAAACTCTGTTATGATATTATACATCTCACCATCATAAGTAATTTTCATATTTGCGTCCTTTCAAATTTTCTTGATAAATCCGAAATTTTAACAGGATTTATTCAAAATTAACTGCGCCATTTTGTCTTGCGTAATTAAATGCTTCCATCCAATCTTCGTACTTTCTAATAAACCAATCATCGTTTATTGCCTTTGAATATTCGATAGCATCTTTATGGTTGTTCTTGAAATCATCATATAATTTCTGTGCTAATACACTACCAATAACGCCCTCATTATCAGCAAAATCAATCAACTCTTGGAACGCTACATCTCCTCTAAAATTTTCTAAATCATCTCTCCATCTGTTATATCCACTATAAGAACCTGCTGGAAAGCTATACACATCCTCAAATTCATAAACACAATTACTTTCTACTGGATAACCCTTACCTTTCCAAATAGATTCCGACCAATCCATACTTGCACCAGGCAACCACTGATTATCATAATCTTCTGGATAGCCATCAGAATCTAAAATAGGATTTTCTACTTTTCTTAAATTTTTAAATGCTCTAATATCTAAACCCATATGTACTTCACTCCTTTCAATTTTCTCCATAGAACCCCAGATTTAAGTATGCTCACGATAATTTTTACCAATATACAATGGTTCTGAGTGACCATAAACAGAGGTTGGTAATTCATTCTTTGCAAGTTCGTAATAACAAAACCATTTACCGTTATGACATTTTAAATCTTTTGACAAATCTACATCATATATCTTCTTAATATTTTCAATCCAGTTATTATATATTTCTTCGTCTGTATTTCCGAAAGCCACTGAATGATACATCCATCCACTCCAACCTTCAGAACCCATTTCACAAGTTGAAACTAAATACACTAACCATGTTTTCTTTTCTATTTGAATCACCTCAATTCTTTTCAGTAAGTTTCTTATATAACTTGTCTGCTTCATCTTCAGTAAATACCTTTACAATTTCCATACTATCATTAGTTTTACGACTAACCATCAATACAGAAATATCTTTCTGATATTTACCTTCATAAGCAATTGTTAAAACATCTTCCATATAATTACTTCTCCACTTAATTTAAAAACCACCTTGTAAACCACTCCAATCGGTATTACAATCTCTATAGGCTTCACTCTTAGCTTCTCTGATTGCTTCCTTGACAACACCAAGAGATAAAATATCTTTCTTTAACCTCTTATTCTCTTTTCTTAGTCGTTCAAGTTCTGACTGTTCTGAGCCAACCTGATGTTCTAATTCGTAAACATACCTACGCAACATTCTACCTTGCTTGTTTTCATCCTTTTCTTCTACAATTTCTCTCCATCTTTCAGAAGTTGGTTCTACATCATATGCCATATTCTCACCTCAATTCCACCTTAAAACGTTTGATTTATTGTTTTTCTTTCACAATATCAAAGAACTTGTATGTCTTATTTAACTCATTGAATCTATTAACGATTACTGTATGTCCTATCAAATCTAATTTATCTTTACCAAACTTCATTACA